ACCAGCAGCCCGCTTCGCTGAGCTTCTCCTTGTAGGGGAACGTCTGCCCCTTGATGGTCCAGTTCTTATGCTCGGTTGAGTACTCTGCGACTAATGGCTTAACCATGACTGATTGCTCCCTGTGTTTCACAACTGTGAAAAGACTAACGCTTCGCTTTGATTTCGAGTGACCCGTCTAACAGACCCCTGACGACTGCGCTGCCGCCACCGAACTGGTTGAAGAGCGCGTCGAGCTGTTCTTTCTTGTCGCGCCCCTCAGCCCCGACCCCGACGTACAGATTGGCAGTAACTGACGATTGCTTGTGACCGGGTTCAGGCAGGTTCTTGCCGTAAGCGGTCAGTGTGTAAGCATCGTCTTTCTGAGAGTACTTGATAACAGCGTCGGGCTCTGTCATCAGTTCATTGACGATGCCCCAGCGTAATTCCACGCCGTCCAGTTCGGGCCAGCCGTGGTCATTGACGTAGATATGCAGGGCGGGGTCGTTCTGCATTTTCTCTACGACGGCCCAGATTGCTTCGGTTACTTTAGTCACGACTTATCACTTTCTACGCCGTTGAAGCGTAATACATCAGCGTACTCGTCATCGGGCTGGACGCTGTGCTGGGTGTTGAGGTCGCCCCAGTGCTCATTGAGGCAGTGCAGCTTGTTCAGACTGCGGGTGAAGTTGCGCATCGACAACCAGACAAGCACGGTGAATACGGTAGCTATCAGAATGTACAGCATGTTAGTTCTCCTGCAACTTGGCGTACTTGGCGATAAAGTCATTGGACAGATACAGGCGCAGCGGAAGCTGGTCAGCCAGACGCTTGCGACTAACGGGTGCATCCAGCACCCCCGGCAACTTGTAGACGTTGCTAAACTCGACTGAGCGGTACAACTCACCGCAGTTGTGCAGCACGATGAACGCGTCACCGGGTTGCAGATTAAAAACCGCCGAAATGATTGTAAACATTTGACCCTATCTCCCTGTGTAGACTAGTCGAACTTAGGCAGGGGGCAGGTGCGCCCCTTGTCGGTGAGTAAAGTGTCGCGCCCAAAATAGGGCTTTTCCAGCGGGCCTTCTTCGTAGGCGATATAGCCGCCTTCGCGCAGATTGGCAACAGTCTGTTTGTTGACCGCTTCGTAGGGCGAACCTTTGCCCTCGTAGCGTCCATATGCGCCGATCCACCAGCCCTTGCGCATGTTGAACAACGCGAGCTGGGCATTGTAGCTGAGTTTCGAGAGTTTCTTGAGTTTCTTTTGCTCCAATGCCTCTCGCTCAAGCGTGAATTTTTCACGCTGCAAGTTACGCATTTGGGTTTCTAGGGCTGCCACTCGCAGCCCCAGCTCCTCTAATTGCTCATCAATGTCGGTAATGCGGTTCATGCTAGACCTCCCGAGCCGCCAGACGGCGGCGCAGGAGATGTGCTTTGTAACTGACTTCGATCTGGTTGAGTAAGTCTTGATAGCTTGCACCCTGCACGTAATACTGGTTGCCTGATGGTCCTTTGAAGTCAGCAAACCAGACACCGTATTTTGTCTCGTGGATGTTGAATAACTTGTGGTGGATGATGACAGTCCTGCGTAATACTTCGGTTCTCATGCTAGTCTCCTTAGCGCATCGTGTAGAATGGTAGACGGGCAGCGCCTTGACCGCGCCTGGGCTGGCGAGTTACTGCAATCTCACTGCGGAACACCCACAGGTTCATGCCGTCAATGCGCACGGTGCTGGTAAAGCAGTTGTCCTCAACGATGACACCCGTCTCGCCCTTGAAAAAGATAGAGGTGTTGTGGGTGAGCTTGACACGGGTTCCGACTGGTAGTACGCGCTTGTGGATGTTGCTGGACATTTGACCCTCGCTTGTGTTTGACTGAACTGACTAACTACACACCAGTATAAGCATATTGCGCTGTATGTCAATAGTCTAGCTACATATTGCTCGTAGAATAGCATACCTGCCACAAATACTCCACATGAGACTGGTAGAACTGGTGTTCAGTTCTGATAATATAAAAACAGCGTATTCCAGCGTTTTGGTGCGTCGCAAATAAAAACATCGTATACTTGTACCAGTTGAGTATCCAACAACGAACCTACGAGAATTTAGCAGCCATAAACACAATTTATGCCGCATATGTGAGGGGTCAATGAAAACCGAGCTAGTTAAACTGATAGAACTCAAGCCACACCCGCGCAATTACAAGCAACACCCGGAAGATCAGCTCTTGCACATCGAGCAGATGATCAGGGAGCACGGCCTGTATAGACCGATAGTGATTGCTAAGGACGGGACAGTGCTGGCAGGACACGGGGTCCGGCTGGCAGCCATGCGGGTCGGCATCACCGAAGCGGAGGTCGTCAGACTGAACATAGAATCAGACTCACCCGCAGCCTACAAAGTGCTGGCGGGCGACAATGAAATCTCGCACCTGTCAGAGAACGACGACAGGGCGCTAACTGAACTCCTCAAAGAAATCAGTGAGGCGGGTGAACTGCTGGGCACGGGCTTCGATGAGCTGATGCTGGCGAATCTGGTGATGGTGACGCGCCCGGCGGGGGAGATCGCTGACTTCGATGAGGCCGCCGAGTGGGTGGGACTACCGGAGTATACCAGCGGCGAAACCCCCATTAAGCTGGTGGTTAGTTTCAGGAATGCTGAGGATCGGCAAAAACTGCTGGCGCTTATGGATGCAGACCACATACAGCAACCAGCCGGGAAAGATCGCAGCTGGTCGGTGTGGTATCCCAGTCGAGAGCACGATGACCTGGCGAGTGTGAGATTCGACAATGCCTAAGTATCCAGTGTATGTGCCCAGCAAGGGGCGCTACGAGCACAATCTGACAGCCCGCTTTCTGCTCAAGGACGGGGTAGACTTTAAGCTGGTCGTTGAACCGCAGGAGGCCGATCAGTACAGCAAGCATTATGGCGCTGAACATGTTCTCGTGCTGCCGTTCAGCAATCTGGGGCAGGGCAGCATTCCGGCCCGCAACTGGATTAAACAGCACGCCATCGAGCAAGGGGCGGCGCGGCACTGGCAGGTTGATGACAACATTCAAAATATCAAGCGCAGGTACAACGGGAAGCGCATTCCAGTCAATTCAGGCATTGCGCTCAAGGTTGCCGAAGACTTTACTGACCGTTACACCAACATCGCTGTATCGGGCTTGAACTACGAAGTGTTTTTGCCAAACGGATCTAAGTTTCCGCCCTTCTTTCTGAACTGTCATGTGTACTCGTGCGCCCTGATCGACAACAGCATTCCATACCCGTGGCGCGGCAGATACAATGAAGATACCGACCTGTGTTTACAGGCGCTCGCCGGGGGCTATTGCACGGTGCTGATTAACGCCTATCTGATCGACAAGGCGACGACGATGACCATGAAGGGCGGCAACACTGACCAGCTGTACAAAGGCGACGGCAGACTGCACATGGCAAAAGCACTCGAGCGTATGTGGCCTGGCGTAGTCGAGACCAAACGCAGATTTCACAGGCCGCAGCATGTGGTGAAGGACGCGTGGCGTAAATTCGACACCCCACTGATACGCCGAACTGACATCGACTGGTCGCAGTTTGAACAGGTGGACGAGATGGGCATGGAGCTTAAGCAGATCAAGCCTATCAAGTCAGATGAGGTTAAAAAGATGGTCAGGAAGTATCGCAAGGATAACGATAAGTAACTTTTCACAGTTGTGAAAACCAGCACGTAAGGAACGTGTGAAAAGGAGCAAGGAATGACAGCACGCACAAAGTATACCGAAAAGCTAGCCGATGAGATTTGCCAACTGCTGAGCACCGGGGCACTGATTGAGGACGTGAGTTTGAAGCTGGGCTTTTCTCGCAACACATTTACCAACTGGTGCAACAAGTACCCTGACTTCGGCGCAAAAGTCAACAAAGCAATGGCAGACGCGAAGATCGGGGCGAACGTCGTCATACGCAGGGCAATGGCTCCCTACGACGAGACAACGGTTACGACCAAAACGCGCACCGAGACTAAGCTCAAACGCAACAAGGACGGGTCACAGGAACCCTACAACTGGGTGAGCACGACCCAGCTCAATACAGTCACGCATCATCAGGGCGACTGGCGAGCAGCGCTCGAGTTCCTGAAGCGGCGCGACCCGGAGCACTGGGCAGACCGGCTGATTGTGGTAGTAGAACCCAACCAGTTGGCGCTGCTGGATGCAGCCCAGATGACCCCCAGCATTCTGTGGCGACTGACACTGGCGCTGGCCCAGGCCTGTATCAGCAACGGGCTGGACGTGCGGAGTAGTTTCAACGGACTGATTGGTGAGCTGAGTGGCGGGCAGATCATGATTGATGCGGAGGTACTGAGTGATGACGTGGACGATACGATATAACACTGGCAATATCAGTTGGTCCCAACTGGTGGGGCGCAAACTGGCTGACATGGCGATTGGTGAGAGGGGCTATTGTGTGCCGTGGGCAATTGATGGGAACTACATCAATCTGATTTACAGCGTACTGCCGTATCCCAATGGAACTTGCGATGTATATGTCGAGCGCAAACAGCATGGTTTTCTGGTACGCGGCTGGGACGCAGCGGATGGCGTTGGCGTAGACTGGTCGCAGAACAACAATCGAATGGTAGTGCTGGTGCTGTGATGAGTAAACGAGCAGTCGAGACAAAACACGTCCTGAGCGCACTGGATGTCCTCAAGGACGGACCCGTGCAGCTCAGCTACCTGATCGAGACAGACACACTACCAGCGACACCTGCATTATTGACGGCTGTTCAGTTACTCAAACAGGCTGCGCAGATTGTCGAGAGCGAAGTCAGAAAACATTACAGGATCAAGTGAGGCAAAGTAACACACAATGAACGAAACGTACACGACGATGGTCTATCATTGTGCTCGCTGCGGTCAGGATCACGAGATGACGTTCAGAAAGTTCACAAGGCGAGCTATCGAAGACGATGACGGTGTACTGTGGCAGTGGTGGGGATTGTGCCCAATAACCAGCGAGCCAGTCCTGATGAGCGACACGAAAGACGAGGCAAACGATGAGTGAAGAACAAATTATGAGACTGGCAGAGATTTATTACGAGATTCACAGGAAAGCGTATGCCAGAGCATTTCCAGAGAGCGGTTCTGATGTGACGTGGGGTGAGCTATTGCGAGACTGGCGGACAGAGGCAGATTGCGTGCTCAAAGCGATGCGTGCTGTCGCAGATGAGTGCGAGCAGATACAGAACGAAAACTGGCAAGGGAAACAGGGCGGATAGTCTTTTGCGTTGTATGCAAACGAAATAATCTCATCATGCCCGCCGTCAAAAATCGTCACTGTACGTCGGCTCACTGGCCTCTGGTGTACTTGTACCACTCGATTGCTTTCCGCCTATCCTGTGCGGTATTCTGTGCGACGGATACTGCCTCTCGTTGCTGAGCTTCTCGAAGCCTTGTATAACATTGTTAACATCAGATACCCCCCCTGCCTGTGGATTTTGTATAACAATGTTAACACCCCCGGCTTCCTGCGAAACGATAGCCCCGCGTAGCACCGCTCGTATCCAGCGAGCACTGTCACTACCCAGCGCATCAAGCTGCCCCAGTATATCTGCGTCAGTCTCGGTGTTCAGTCTAAACGCAATGAGCTTCGACCCCATGTTATACAATCTCCATTACTCGCCCCTGCCTGTTGTTATACATTGTACAACATTGTTATACATCGTACCAATCAGCATGTTAACAATGTATAACATTACTTCTGATAATAACTATTATCATCAAATGAGTAGCAAAAGTGTGATAAGTATCACATTGCTGGCGGGTAGTGGTTGTGATGATAATTTGCGAGCAGTTGTGGTGGCAGACCCCGCCCCTCACGCTATGTGGGTGCGTGGTGGTCGCGGGCAGCTATGCTTCCACACACGTATCCGCATTTTCCCCTCTCTCATCGCGATTTCCCCCGGGTAACACACTGCTGTCGCCCCTCACGTCCACAGTCTGTTTGTTGCCCGTCTGAATATGCTCACTGCATGATACTTGTCTGTCCTGTGATGATGGTAACGCTCAGCAGGTAGCACAGAGTACCAGTACTCCATCCTGTCCCATTTCAATGTGACATTGAAATAAGCATCGAGCATTGCGTGTGCCTTTTTCAGCGTAGTGAAGTATCCCAATGTATCGCCGTCAATCTCATCGCTGTGATGTTCTTTGTACTCACCGATTACCTCGTAGATGTACTTACTCATCTGTAACCGCTACCTTTCCCGCTTCACTGATCTCGTACTCTACTCCGTCAGTGTCAGGGCATATCTGCAACAACCCGAGTGTGACGAGGCTGTCAAATGTTGCCGGATCAAATTGCTGTGTCAGTGGAGGATGTCCAGCACCATAGATGCTTCCCCACGGTGCAGCTGTCTCGCTGTCTTTGTTGAGTGCAATCAGCAACTTTCGTTGTTCGTCGTTCATTTAATCACCCCCCCCCTACCACATTGATAGCAAAACAGCGCAGCCGACCAGCAGCGCGAAGCAATGTATCCCTGCCATGAAATAATCCTCACCTGTCAGCTTTCGCCATCGACTGATGTACCGCAAACTGCCGAGGCCGTACACAACAACTGACAGAGCGAACAGCACGACCCCGGTGATTATCCAGTGTATTGTGCTCATCGCTTATCTTTGCTTCGGCGTGTCATTTAATCATCCCATGGCTCTGCAATAGATTGATAGTCTGACCGATTGCGATGAGCAAATGCAGCAATCCGCTGATTGCAATCAGAATAAATGCGACCAGTAGCCACCTGTCGGTTCCGCGTCTCATTGCATATCCTTTAACTTGATGGGCGGGAGTATTACCCGATATACTAACCAGGTGAACTCACTCCAGACTGCTCGCAGTTCCCCACGCCTGTAATACTTACGCATGAGAGATAAATGGTAATTGAACATCACTCGTCTTGTGTAGCGTTGCTGTTTCATGACCCGCCTCCTTTGTACTTTGCACAATATTTTGCCGTAATCTGCTCAGCCTGTCCAGTGTTACACTGACTTTTGGCAGCACGGTCCTCCTTTACCGACTGCCGGGGTGTTTGGGTTCGGGGATACAGGCTTGCCCCTGTATCCCTTTTTCACAGGTGTGAAATGTACATACCGTTTAGGCTGAGTGAAGAAGAAGATCGCGACCTGATCGTGTTCATGGGAACCCTCACGTCCGGTGAGCGCTCACAGATTATCCGTAATGCTTTGCGTGCTTATATGCGAGCAGTATGGAGAGGAAAGCGCGACATCAGCGAGCATCCCCTACCCACTCAGGGTACTCTCGACATTAAACAGTTACTGAGTGCTATTGATGACAACCGAGAGTAGAGTCGCACGGGCACTGGCGCACCGCCTCAAGTCCAACACGAGTGTCTATCATGAACGCAAATTAGTCTATCAGAAAAGCCCCGATAAGTTCGCCCGTGATGTGCTGCACATTGAGCTAACCGATTATCAACGCGAGATCATGCTCGCGCTTGTCAACCATAAACGGGTCGCGGTGCGTGCACCCCACGGGGCTGGCAAGACTGCCATGAGCGCGTGCTTAGTGCTATGGGCAATAAGCTGTTTTGAGAGTGAAGTGAAGGTGTTGACCACCGCCAGTGCGTGGCGGCAGCTCACGCAGTTCACATGGCCCGAGATACGCAAGTGGGCGAGATCGGCTGACTGGTCAGTGCTGGGGCTTGACATCAAAGATGGGCACGAACTGTTGCAACGCTCTATTCAGCTCAAGCATGATAACTACGAGCAATACGCTTTTGCTGCGGCCTCGGATCAACCCAGCAGTATGGAGGGAGCACACGCTCCCATCATGCTGGTCGTCTTCGATGAGGCGAAGTCAATCCCTGTCGATATGTGGGATGCAATCGAGGGCGCGTTCTCAACGGGCACGGGCTACGCGCTTGCTATCTCAACACCGGGAGAACCGTCCGGCAGGTTCTACGAGATTCACGCCCACAAGCCCGGGCTATCAGATTGGTGGACGCGTCACATTACCTTAGAGGAATGTCTTGCGAACGGGCGTTTTAATCAGGACTGGGTAGACAAACGCCGCGAGCAGTGGGGTGCTAACTCAGCCGTTTTTCAGAACCGTGTGTTGGGTGAGTTTGCGGACAGCGATGAGAATGCGGTCATCCCGCTGGGCTGGATTGAAAAAGCAAACGAGCGCTATCGAGAATGGGAAGCGTCCGGTGTTCAGCTTGACGGTCAAGATAGCTGGGGTGTAGACGTAGCGTATATGGGTGAGGACCGCACCGCATTTGCTCATCTAATCGGGCGGGTGTGTGTCAGCCTCGAGAGCTTCGCCAAACAGGACCTCATGCAGACTGCCAATACACTGATTGCTCGTGTTGACAGCAAAGTGCCTATCGCAATTGACACTATCGGCGTAGGGGCTGGCGTGTACTCACGACTGAGCGAGCAGGGCTACAACGCTATCTCTGTGAATGTCTCGAGCAAGTCAGACGCAAAAGATGTCTCCGGCAAAGTCGGGTTCTTCAATCTCAGAGCGGCTGTGTGGTGGGCTATCCGAGAGGCGCTCGACCCGGCCCTTGAAATTAACCTGATGTTGCCGCCTGATGACAGGCTCATCGGTGATCTGACTGCCCCGACGTGGTGGTACACGTCTAATGGTTCAATACAGGTTGAATCTAAAGACGACATTCGAGCACGCATAGGCCGCAGCACTGACTACGCCGACGCGCTAGGCTTGAGCTACTACGCCCAGACTCATCAGGGTTGGTCACTCGATGCTATTCAGGACATCGCAGACAACAGAGTACGCACCGAGCAATTGAGCGAGCCCATCTTGGAGTTGCTCAGGCTCTCTGGCATCGACCCTGATAAGCTCGACAAGTTTTTCACAGGAGTGAAATAGACAAGATTTTGCCCTTGTGAACCTGCTGGTATCTCTTCACACTATGAACACTTTGAGGAGCGTTATTTATGGCAAATCAGACAGTTAATTTTCCAGGCAGTAAGGGCGGCCTTACACCGATTGCGGCTGCACCGCTGAACGACGGTTCTGGCTCATACGGTCTGCTCGTCGGGCGCTATGCTCAGACAGTGACACCCGTCGATCAGGCCAGCACTGCCAGCTTCGTTGATGTGACAGGTAGCACGCTCGATGCGCTGTACGCCGCCAATGTTTCTTATACTATTCTGAACAATGGCGCGCAGAGCATTAACTGGAAAGTGCTCGCAGACAACAATTCAGACTTTAGCGCAGCGGTGACAGTTCAGAACAGCGCCACAGTCGCTGCCGCTGGCGTAGGCACTTACACCGCAGCCCCGGCCCCGTACCGTTACTACAAAGTGCAGATACAGGACACGAGCGGCGGACAGCACGGTCAATCCCATCTATCAGGAATAGCGAAAGGTTAAACTATCATGCCACTTGCGAACAAGATTTATCTACCGACTAACCAGAAGTATATCCCGCTGAACGATGTTAACAGTGGACCCGAATCGACCATCGGGGCCAGTGTTAATTCGAGCGGCGCTATCGTGACAGCAACGGACATCGGCTCTGCCCGGCAGGTCGCCACCGCCGTAGCCGAAGCTGCGATGAGCAATCAGGAGTACCTGCTCAGCACAACCAATCTCGTCAATCTCAACCAGGCCCCTGAAACGAACCTGTTCACCGCTCCGGCGGGAATCACCGGAGTTGTGATCACCCGGGTTGTTGTGCGCAAAGCCAGCACCAGTCTGACTACTGCCAGTCTCGCCTTCGGCTGGAATGCGGGCACTGACAACGACGTGATTGCAACGGCAACCCACACCGAACTTACGGGCAACACGCTGTTCACCATCCTGATCCCCAAGATCGGGGCCAAGCTGGGTGTCGCCAGTGGCGTGTTCTCAGTGATTACGACCATCTTGCAGGGTGGTGCTGCCACTGCTTCGATTGACGTGTTCGGTTATATTCTGCCCTAACTGATGTTTAACAAACTGTTCTCTCGACTGCGCGGTGAGGGCTACGATACGCCCCTCATCGCCGGGGAGGGGCTGGTGACAGTGCAGTACAACCACGCGACGAAGGTTGTACTGCTGTACACCGCCGACCCTGAGACAACTGAGGAGACTTACGCCGCGCTCGAGAGCCATCTGCAAAAGCGCGGCTACTTTCTGCAAATCGTCATTGCCGGACGCGGCTCTCCGCTGCCCCGTGCGCTCATCGAGCAAGGACTACAGTAAACTATGCCTGTCGCCCGGATGTCCAATTCTGCTATGCTCAACAAACTCGCATCCGGCGGCGGGCAGGATTTTGGCGTGCCGCGTAACTGGACTCAGGCGACCTATGGCTCGGGCTGGCCCATTCGCCCGGTGAATGCACCACGAGATCAGGAACTGCCACGCAGTATTGATTATCCCATCAGCGTGAACTCGAGCCTCAATCCGCGCACAGGCTGGGGTCTGATGAGCTTCGCAGCACTGTATGAGGCGTACATGAACGTGACGGAGATCGCCAATCCTGTCAGCACGTTCTGGCGCACGATGACGAGCTTTCGCCCCAGGCTGATAGACAGCTCTGGCAACGAAGTGAAAAACCACGAGTTTAGCTGGATGACTGTTAGTCCCAACCGCAAAGACCCATTTTCAGTGTGGCTCACCCGCTTTTTGAAGTCCAGCAAGATTTACGATGCTCCGGCCCTGTTCTTCGGCACTGACAGCAACGGGCAAATTAACCTGATGGATTATGTGGACGGCTCAACCCTGTTTGTCATCATTGACGAGTACGGGCACATCCCGGCCCCTGAATCCGTTGAGGCATATTACAACAATTACTATGCGAAGCCTCACAACCCGGCAGTCACGCAAAACGGCGCAAACCAGGCGGCTGGCACGATAGAACAGTGGTTACAGCAGTTTCAGTTGCGGGTACAGCAAAACAAGCCCGTCCCGACGAAAATTCCAGCTTTCACCCAGATCATCAAAGGGACCCCGTTCGCCTGGTGGGATCAGGATCAAATCTGGTACACGCCAACCAGCCCACGGGTGAATGCGCCTTACGGCGAGAGCTTTATCGAGAACGCGTGGAGCTGGATACAGCTCATTGTGTCTATTACCGCTTTCGAGCTGGGGCACTACAAGACAGGCAACATGCCCGAGGGCTTTATGACGCTGCCTGAAAAGCAGTACAACTCGCCAGCCAGCATCCTTGCCGCTGAAATCGCTTACAACGCCAGAATGTCATCAAACGCCGCTACTGAGCGAATGCGCTTGAGGATGTTTCCTGACGGCACAAAGTACATCCCTACCAAGAAGCCTGACTTCCCGCTGCCGCTGTACAAGACAGCCGTCCAGAATGTGCTACACGCAGCAGGTATCCCGCCCTCAGAGTACGGCGACGTGCCCGGTCAGGGACTGGGCGGCAAGGGCTTCAAAGAAGGTTCGCTCGATGACTTACAGCGCAACATGATTAATCCGGCTCGCGCTTTCATTGCAGCACCGTTCAATAATGTGCTGACGCGCTGCGGTGTAACGGATGTCACATTCGATCTGGCTTATCCCATCGAAGAGATTGACCCGGGTCAGCTTAAGCAGGACGTGTACGAGGGCATGGCGCACGGCGTTCTGACCATGAACGATGCGCAAGCTCAGCTCAAAATGAAGCCCATCGGTGATCCGAACGACCCGAACAACATCGCCAATATGCACCTGATTGCTATGGGCAATAACGTGTATGTTATCGAGCGCATGGATGTGCAGAACGGGCTGGCTGTTCCAGCTTTTAACGGTGCTGGACAGGGCGGTAACAATCCCCCGGCTGGCCCCGAGACGGCAATGGAGCAAGACGGCGGGCAGCACAGTGGGCAAGACTTTAACACGATACAGAGTGCTATCCGTCACGCAATGGAGAGCGGCACGCTTGACGGCAAGACAATCTCAATTCCGTCAGGTAAAAAGCTCGTCGCCAAAGTCGCTCCGGTTAATTCACTGCATGAGCACAATGAGACAATTGTGGACATGCTCAACGATTACGCCGAAGGTCAAACAGCCGAGCTGCCCGTCGAGACTGTTGAGAGTACAGTGAGCACGCCGAGCACCCGCCCGGCGGATAAGGTTATTTTCACAAGTGTGAAACTTGACAAGCATTGTGGAGTGTGCCCCGACGACGATGACTACTTTGGCGCACCTATCTCGCGTGAGATTACATTACCCTTCCCCAATCTGAACCACGCCAACGGTGTCGAGATTGTAGCGATGACCCCGGGCGGCGGTCTGCCCCCCAAAGCAGCGCTATGGAAGCCGGAAGGCGACGAGGTAGAGGCATTGCAGGACTGGATAGGTGGGCCACAGTATCCACGCGAGGAAGCGGCGTATCTGCTTGACAGGGCGCTGGGCTTTATGATGGTCCCGGTGGCCTATGTCACATGGGCTGACAATGAGGCTGGGGCTGCTGTCTACTACACTCAGGGAATGCAGCCACCCAAAGATGTCAGCCAGTACGCACCCTTCTGGATTGAACGAGCCGCTGTGTTTGACTACATCACCAGCCAGATTGACCGGGGATATCATCACAATTACGGCACGCATCCCGACGACCCGGGCCGGATTATTCTGTTCGATAACGGGTTGTGCTTCCCGACAGGAGCCGAGCAGTTCTGCGATAGTCTGTTCTGTCAGGCCTGGGTGAATATGCCGCTGTCGGATGACGCGCTGATGGCAGTTGTGCAGTGCATCAACGACGCGAGCGTGTGGTCTGACATCCAGCGCCTCGTTGGGGATGCCGCAGTGCAGAAAGCCCGCGTGTGTGCTCAGCGCTTGCTGGATGAGCGTATTATCGCCCCCTACACGCCGGATTATTTAACAGGAAGTGCAACATGAGACGCTATGGTTACGGCGACAACGGCAACGTGCTGATTGAATGCACTCATGATGAGTACGCCAGTTTGACGATGCTGGCTGAGACGGTGGCAGGTAACGCGCCAGCACTGCTGGGTCGTCGCCAGCAGTTTGACATTAACCGGATTGACTTAAAAGCAACATTCGATGCCATCATGATCTGGATGCTGGTGCGCGGCTATGCCAACAGTCTGCGCAAGCTAGCCGATCAGATGGATGCCAGCCTCAAGGTAGAGACTAATGCCAGCGATAGTCATGCGAGCGACCCAGCGCCGCAAGCTACTCCTGTCAGTGCGGGATCGAACTGAACCCGTCGCAGCGGCAGCTATTTACAACATTTTACAACGTCGCTATGCATGGCTCAAGCGCGATCTGCGGCGTGCCAATCTGCGCAAGCGAATTGCAAAGGCACATGATTTTGCCCTTGATACCGAGTTGTTTAAGGAAAATACTGATGCTAGCTGGGATAGCTGGATCAATAGTTTTGGCGTTGATCTACAGAGCATTTTTACGCCCGTTGTCACTGAGCTATACGACACAGAAAGCAAGTTCTGGCTCACGCGCAATAAGCGACCTGCCCCTGTAGACCCCGCCTCACTGTTTGAAGCCTATCAACTGAGAACAGGCCGGAAGATCACCAGTATCGGGCGCGATACCGAAACAGACGTACTGAGCGCCATCCACGACTGGTACAACACCGATGCCAGTCTGCCAGAGTTGATAGACCAGCTTAGCCCACAGTTTGGGATGTCGAGAGCCGAGAGTATTGCACGCACCGAGAGCACGTACATTACCTCTCAAGTCAGTCTCAACATCATGCACCAGTTCGGAGTGCAGTACTGGAACTGGGACCTGGCAGATGAGGACGGCGACTGGCCCTGTAGTATCTGTGTCGCGCTGGCGCAGGGCAACCCCTACAAAGTGGGCGACCCGATGCCGCCGGACAACTCTCACGTTCGATGTCGTTGCGGCACAGTGCCAGCAACTGAGGATGGTGGAATGTTGATATTCGGTGCAGATGAGTATGCGAGCGCAGCTCCTGATGAGCCTACCGAAGCCCCGGCGAATGTGTACGCGGGCGCTTTCGATTCTCGCAACCTCACGCCCGCCCCGGCGCTGCCCAGTCTGGTGCAGCCCATCAGTGTCCCATCTATACCATCATTACCGAGCGGTGGCGTTGGTGGCGTGGGTATCGGCGCACTGGATGAACCCACCAACCCGGCTGACCTGTTTGCAGTCCCGCCCTCACGAGTGCCGCGCCGCAGAAAGCTGGGTCAGTAGTGTTTGACTTTACGATTGCAGTCTCACGCAAACAGTGGATGCAGCAACCAGCAATACGCTGGCAAGCTGGACTGGATGCGGCGGGCTTTAACTTTCGACAGGGCTTACAGCGTGCTATGTATCCGCCGCTGCCCCCATCGGGGGATCGTCGTCAGTATCAGACTGCTGACAAGGCAGGATGGAACGTCGAAGAGTTTGGCAAGTCAATTACATTCGGCAGCACGTACTACCTGCCGTTTATTCTCGACGGTACGCGCAAGTGGGAAGGCTGGCCCGGTAAGTGGGCAGAATTGCAAGACTTAATGCAGCGCGGCTTTAAAGCCGGAGTGAGGGACTTCAATGGCTGATAAATCACAGAAGCCTACCGCCATCAGGCCACTCGTGGGGCAATTTGCCACCCTTGCCGCTGTTGCAACGAGGACAGGCCAGTACGATATTGTAAGGCCAGTTCGTGCCACCACGCACCAACGGAATGATGTGATCGATGGTCAATTTGCCTTTTTTGCCACAGTAATAGCACTTGCCGCGCTGAGCTTTGCGTTGACGTTCTATGTCATCGGCGGTGTACGAACCCTCGTTGCCCATTTCGCGGGCGCGGCGGCGATGATTAACGGCTTTCTTAGCTTCTGGATTGGATTTAGCCCAATCGTTATTACGTTTGAGAATTTCGGCGCGATGCTCTTGGTAATACTCGCGCTTTTGTGCCTTCTGTTTGTCGCCGTGCTCAGTATAGTATTTCCTGTCACGCTCGATACGCTCGTCGTGAAATTTTGCACGGCTCGCTTTGCTTCTCGCCTTGACAAGCTCTGGGTGCTCTTCGCGCCACGCAGCAACTCGATTAGCGACGCAGCATTTACATTGACTACGGTAGCCGTCTTGATGAGAAGTGTCGCTCGAGAACTCAGTGAGCGGTTTTTCAATATTGCACTTGGTACAGATTTTAGAAGTCACTTGGAGATTACCTTTGCTACCCCTTGCTATCGAAGTTGTGGGCAGGCTTGCAAAGGTTTAGCCGTTCGCGCCGTTCATGAGGCGACGCTAGCCCACATGGAGATTATATCATGAATGATAGGTTCGAACTATTCTGCCAGTTGACAAAGGTCGATTTGAATACTCATGAGGTTTGGGGTCGTGCCACCGCACAACAAAAAGACTTGGCGCGGGAAACGATGCACTACGACACGAGCAAACCGAACTTTCAAAAATGGTCCCAGGACGCAATGGATCGAACGGCAATTCTAGGGCCGGAAGGTGTAAGTCTTGGCAACATTAGACAGATGCACCAACCAATTGCAGCGGGCAAGGCTATCGCTATCGACTACAACGATATGGACAAGGCTATCGACATTGGAACGGTTTGCACTGACGATCCAACGTGGGAAAAAATCAGAACCGGAACGCTTACCGGATTTAGCATCGGCGGCACTGCTAAGCGCTGGCGCGACCCAATGAGCCAGCAGATTTTTTATACAGCCGAGCCACAGGAAATTTCGTATGTTGATGCGCCATGTTTGCCGTCGGCGCAATTCAAACTAATCAAGGCAGACGGGAGCGAGATTATGGAAAAAGTAGGTTACGGCCTGACGGCAGCCGATGAGAATCCAGCGATTGCCGCCGAGGGCGCAAACGCCATCATTGATGGGGTAGACGTACCAGAGGGCGCGGGCGCAGTCGAAACAGTCCCATCGGGCGAGATTGTCAAAGAGATCGCAGCCCCGGCATCCGGCGCTCCCAACCCTGCTCTGATAGAACAACGAGCGGTGCTCCCCATCTCTTCACCACGCACTGAACCAGTCGAGAAGTCGGCTGTGGATAATCTGCTGGCTCTGATCAAAGCGCAGCACGACAGTGAACAACGGGCCATTGAAATGCTCAAGGCTTACGGAGCGCGTGTCGGTATTCACCGACGCGAAGGCGCACCCCTTGACACCGGACCCGGTTACTCGAAGAACTCTGCCGACTGGGGCGATCCTGCCAACTTGCGTTGGCCTATGGACAACTTGGAGCGGCTCGATACCGCGATTGCCAAGTATAACAGCGGTCAGGATTTGCACGGGTACGAACTGCGCGAGCGTAGCATCCTGGGCCATCGCCTTGCCAAGCAAGCGCGATTGATCCGGGGTGGAGACTACTACTACGACGCGACGAAACGACAGATAATGAAAGTTGAGGCTCCTAAAATGTTACCAACACTTGAGAAGGGTGTGGACCTGGGCGGCCTGGTATCTCAACTCATGCAAGGGATTAATGTTGCCGTAGACCAGATCGGCAAAGACCCCAACGCAGCCCGCGATTTGCTAATGCAACTTATGGGCAATGTTTCGAGCGCCACGACCACCAGCAGTGTTGACACCGGAACGAGCAATCCTACCCCGCCAACTGGCTCACAGCAGGGCTACACCGACACAACTGTCGGCAAGGCTGCCATGAGCGGCACACCCAGCGTTACGCTGGCAACTGCACTCACGCCCAGCACTCCATCCGTCCCAACAGGCGGCGGTCTGTCGGGCACTTCGGGCAGCACACCGATGAGCGAAGCCAGCGGCACGCCGCTGAGCACGCCTCAGAGCGCGCCCACTCAGTCTGTGCCCAGCACTGCAACGACTGGCCCCACGATGGACAAAGCTGGTGCGACAACCGCAAGTACGCCAGCCACGACCACCACAACGGACACCAGCACGCCAGCCACAATGGACAAGCGTGATGAGCAAATCGACAACCTGACCAAGCAACTGAGCCAGTTGACTCAGATTGTGTCGAGCATCGTCAATCCCGGCGCACCTATCCAGAAAATGTTGCAGCCCCTCGCCAACGTGATGCCAGTGCCAGCCGCACCTGCCGAGCCGGAAATGCACCCGGCCCTGCGCAAGTTGCTCGAGACGGGTGACGTTGTGGCAGCGGCTCGTGTGCTCAATCCAGAACGGCCCGACATCACCGCACTGCGCGAACTGGCCCGTGGTCAGGCGCTGCGTGAGGGACAATCGGATTTCACCAACATGGCCCTGCGCAAGGGCTATCTCACTCAGAATACGTTTACACCGAGCTTGCCTGAGACTATGCCCGCTTACCCGGCATATGCTCAGCAGTAGTCTTTCACAGTTGTGAAAAGGAACTAAGCAATGAACAACGAAATGCAATTGCTGGCCCAACTGTCGGGACTGCCGACAAACCAGCTCTCCAACAACCCGACTGAGCTGCGCAAGGCACTTACCACCAGCGCGGGCTTTCTGGGTATCAATCTGGAGCCACAGGCCAAATGGCTGCAACCCTTCTTTGCCGGACTGCGCAAGCGTATGCCCACAGACACCCCGCAGATGGGTGCTGCCCAGGCGCAATGGCGTATGCAGTTAGGCTATGGCTCGTTCAACTTCGGTGCGGCGGGCAGCTTTGGTACTGCTAACGGCGCAAACGGCCCGACCACCACTGAATCAGCCACGACCATTCTGGCTGACTATATCTCGCAGTCAATTAACGGCGGTGTCCAGTTTGAAGCCATCGTTCAGGCTCAGGGCTGGGATAACGCCATGAACCTTGACACGATGATGGCCCTCAGTGCGTTGATGCGGCTCGAAGAGTATCAGGTGCTATTCGGCAACCGTGCGGCGCTGGGTGTTCCCACCGTCACTGGCAATGCCTCAACGTTGCACACGGCGGGCACTTTCTCGAACGCAACCTGGTCGGTGGCTGTGACGGCAATCACTGGACAGGGCACACTCACCAACGCCACTTCAAACAGCAACACGGGTGAGACTGCACTGAGCACCGCTTTCGCTGACATCAGTGTCGGTGCTGCCACGGCTGACTACCTTGACGTGAGCTGGCCCTATGTTCCCGGCGCGCTGGGCTACAAGGTCTATGCGAACGCTGTGGCTGGCGCTGGACACACGGCTGCCGCGTTGTTCCTGTGCGACCCGAACACCAAGCTCGCTTATGCCTTTAAGGACGGTTCTGGCTCGTTCCTGACGACACTGGGCGACCCGATTGTCGTGCCAACAGGTCAGACTTTCGTGACTGTGAACCACGTCCAGATCAAGGGCATCCCGGCGAACACGCAGCCCATTCCACCCGCTGCCGATGCAACGGTGAACAGCAATATGTTCGAGGGTGTGTTTAGCTGGCTGAACAAAAACACGATCTACGGCGTTGACTTGACCGCCAGCGGTGCAACCCCCCGTATCGTCAAGGACCTGGGCGGCTTCGGACTGACTGTCAATGCGACAGGTATTGCCGAGTTTGACAGCATCCTGCAAAGCCAGTGGGTAAACAACCACACCAGCCCCAGTCTGATCATCTGCTCAGCGAACAGCATTGTCTCGCTGGCAAACAAGATCGCCAGTGCTGGCAACAACAACCAGTTCCGTCTCGACGTGTATCAGAACCGCAACAACATTGTGGGCGGTCTGTACGTCGGTGGCTACGTGAATAAGTTCACCAGCAGCATGATCAACATGCAACAGAGCATCGAAGTCTGGGCGCATCCCTACTGCCCGGATGGCGTGTTCATGTTCCTGAGCGAAGACGTTCCACCGGAAACACTGCCCTATTCTCGCGTGGGCAAGGCATTTGCACTTGACGTGCCAATTCCTTACACCTACTTCGAGCTGGGCCGCACTGACCGGAGCTTCCCTTACGACGTGTTCTACAACGAAACCCTCAAGTGCTACTGGCCCAACGCACAGTCGGCAATTGTCGGTGCTCGCGTAGACTCCTAACCGAACGCTTATGTGATGAGGGGCACGACATACCGTGCCCCTCAGTGGGAGATAGCAGCATGATCAGACCAGAGGATATTCAAGTCGATGACGTGTTGAACTTCGGGACCGCCCCGAATTATCACGTTAAGGGCATCGAGCACCAGGGGAGCAACTGGCGTTTTGAGTTGCAGCGTGATGACGGCTTTGACACTTACGCCACCGACACTGATCTGGACGTGGCAAACAAGCTACCAGAGATCACCGTGGGCGAAGACACACCAGTCGCTACCGCTGTCGAGCCAGTCCTCAGCGCACAGTATCAGGTGCATCGTTACAAGAACGGTGAGCCGTCCAGTTTCGTGGGCAGCTTTGATGACTACGATGCGGCTGTGCAGCACGCTCAGAATGTTGCAGCCGAAGTGGATGTAACCGCTTTTGTGGCTGACCGAAATAGCGGTGACATTCTGTACACGACTGCCGACAATGGCGACCCCGAAACCGACGCAAACAACGGGGCTGGTGCGTCGCAGGATAGTGAAGTGGTACAAGTAGACACAGACGACGAAACAACGACCTCTACGACGAAATCCAGGAAGGGCAAGTAAGCCGTGCCATTTGTCCCGCAAGATGGGAAATATTGCAGCTATAACTACCTGCTGCAATACATACAGGGTCAGCGTACCGACCCGAACAACCCCACAGTGTTTAACGGGGCAGTTCAGGGCACGCCTGATCAGGAGATCGTTGACGAGTGCTTACTACAAGCCGAGGCCATGCTCGAGCGTGAGTGCTCGAGCGACTTCGATCAGCAGACCGAAACGCTGGTGCAGATGTTCGCGCCGTTTGTAGACAGCAACGGCTGGATATGGGGCTTCGCTCGTGAGCGGGGTCCGGTGACAGCAGTGACCGCAGCTCAGATACTGAACATCTATTGCGGCTCAACGACATGGGTTGACCTGACGATTGACCCCAACCTGATTGTCTTGCCGTCACCCACGACAACTCACACCCGACCCGAAAGTTGGCGCGTGCTCTTCAAACCGACACCGTGGCAGTATCCAGCAGCGCAGGGGCAGGTCCTGGTCAAGTGGACATACACCGGGGGCTTCGCCACAATCCCCGACAGTCTCACGAACCTGGTGGCGCGTATGGCTGCCTACCTGTACAAGTTGCGCGAGGCTCCCATCGGCAGAGTGGTCAATGGCCCGTTTGGTCAGATGACCGTACCGATGATCTGGCCTCAAGACATCCAGCGGCAGTTCACAAACTGGCGACCCGTATACGACTAGGGGCGAAGCATGACTGACGGCGATTATGTGGATATAGACGAGTGTCCGCGTTGTAACAACTTCCATGATCATCTCGAAGTAAGCGAGATTGACCCGCCGGAGACAATTGACGGTGAAGAGTGCCGCTGGTGGGCAACGTGTCCGATGACTGATGAGCCGATATTTTTAAAGGGCGACGATGAGTAAGCTCAACCAGAACGCGATTCGCATGGTCGATATAGCAGTTTCAGCGACCCAGCCCGGGGCGCAGATACCCTACATCCTGCAAGCGGAACCGTTCCAGCCCAGTGATATTTCCAGCATCTCGCTGCCCGCTATTCTCATCGAGAGCTACGGTGGCCCGCTGGGTATCCCTATTTCGGCAGGTCAGCAGTTCAGAGTCAGCGCACCCAATATCGTGCTGCTGGTCGCTCGCATCGAAGCCAACACGGACCTCAAGTACGGCATTGAGAATCTGTACGACTGGGGTGATGCGATTACCCAGACTTTTGCGCAGCATGTCAGACTGAGCGCACCCGCCAAGATAATTACCGGGGCTACAAACGCCAGCCCAATTGTCATCACCACGGCGACACCGCACCGCTATAACACGGGTGATGCAGTTACAGTGAACGGCGTACTGGGCAACACCGCCGCCAATGGCCCGTGGATCGTGACGGTCATCGATTACTTAAACTTTAGTTTAAACAGTTCAGCGGGCAACGGCACTTATACCAGCGGCTCGGGCAGTGCAATCCTGACCCAGCCGGATGACATGGTAGATCACGTTGTCGATTTTGTTTTGAAGCAATACAAGATTGTGCCCTATCAGTATGGGAGCACAATGTTTCTGGCACTAAGTTTCGCCAGTGTCTTACGTGAAATGTACGTTACAACTATTCGTAGTTAAGGAGATATGCGATGCCTGGGGTTCTGCCTTCGACTTATACCAAAAGGCTTTTCAAAGTTCAATCGGGGCAGGAAACCACCTGGGGTACTCCTGTCGTCGCTACCGCAAAGTGGATGGCTGTCAAGCCGTACCCGTCTTTCAAGCCCATGTTTAAAAGCACGGGTTACGACGAAGACCGGGGCGGGCTTGCTCAGTTCTACAACTCGAACGTGCTGGCGCAGGGGGTTAACTGGCAGGTAGACTGGGAGTACGCTACCTACGAGGAGATGCTGTTTGCGGCGTTCAACACTATTCAGGCAGTCACCCCCACGGGTGGCGGTCCCTACACATACACATTCCTGTCACCGACGACTGCTGTCAACAGTCTGACCCCCTTCACGCTTGAGTACGCCTATGACATTGCAACCGTGCAGTACTACGGCAATCTGTCGCAAAAGCTGACTATCAAGGGCGAGGCCGAAAAACAGTGGGACGTGTCAATCAGCGGCTTTGGCAAGGGCTTCAACCTGTTCAATCCAGCGAATATCGCCAGCAGCACCAACGCCACGCCAATTGTCATTACAACGAGCGTAGCCCTACCTGCCAGCATGGTTACAGGTTCGCAGGTAGTTATCTCCGGGCATCTCGTCAATACCGCAGCCAACGGCGAGTGGACCATCACCAAGACAGGCGCAAGCACTTTCTCGCTGACTGGCTCGACAGGCAACGGCGTGGGCGCGGGCACTGGAACCTACACGCAAGTCGAGACACCCGCGCTGGCCGACAGGACTGTGAACGCCATTATCACTCCCGGTATGACGCTGGCGATTGACCCGGCGGGAGTTACCCCCGGCACAACCTCAGTGCCTAATGCACTGCTGAGCTGGCAAATTGACTATAGCAACGGCTTGAAGCCCATCTACGGGGCTGACAGCTTGCAGCCTGTCGCCTATAGCTGGGACAAAGTGTCAGTAGACCTGACGCTCGAACTCCTGCTCAACGCACAGGTCAAGGCACTGGTCAATAACAGCATGGCGAACGGCACGGGTCAAGTTATCCAGCTTAAGCAAACCAGCGGCACAAGCTCGTGCGAAATTGACTTCGCGGGTATTCTCACTGACGATCCCGAAGAGTGGGGCAGCAAAGAAGGCGCGGCGAGTGTTTCGCTGAAACTATCCAGCCGCTACGATACTGGCAGTCTTGCTAACCAGTTCAAAATGATCGTCATCAACGGCGTGAGCGCCCTTCCGTAGTTTTCACAGTTGTGAAAAGGAGACACGATGAAATACATCTACACGGGCCACGGGTATTTTTATCAGGGCCTTCCCGCTATGGACTTGAATGACACCGATCTGGATGACGAGCAGTTAGCCAAGCTGGTCGTTGCAACCATGCAGGGCTACTACGGCATGGCAAAATCAGAGGAGCCTTATGTCCAGTCCGATACGCAAGATACAGCGCCAGAACCTGATGAAACTGAGGAAGTCGATGAATCTGCCGAAGCGTAGGGCGATTGAGGTTATTCTCAGCAACAAGGAGCGGCTGCTCGTACATGACCCATCGGTGAGCGATCTTGCGGTGTTCATGCAAGCATTACCCGGGCTGCAATCACTCAGCAAGGCGGCTGAGGTCAACGAGAAAGCGGCTGAGGGTATCATGGGTTTGCCCCAGCCGATGCTCGACAAAGTGGTCGATCAGATTGCGCCGCTATTCTCGATTATGACCGAGATCACGGTGGACGAGTTTAAACAGTTGCCCATGTTCGATGGGTTAGCGATTATTCAGGCGCTAAACAGTCTGATACCAAAAAACTTGACGGAGGACCAGACGGAGACTGGGAGCGACGGCTCGTCCTCTACCGCAACGGACAATCAGACGAACTCCCCGACGGATACGCCAGATACACCGTCCACCGACTCCTCTGGCAAGAGTACGGAATAGCCGTCAATCCCGAGGACTGGACATTGACCGACGTACTTATGGCGCTCTCCCTTCACAATCTTGAGGCAGAGCACAACGAAGCGGTAGCACGCAGAGCGAGAAAGAAGTAACCGTGGACTTTGATGTAGTCGGGCAGCTCACAGTGAATGACGATGGTACGTCAACGCTGCAAGCCGCCAACAGTGAGCTTGACGAAATGCAGTCGCAAGGCAACGGACTCCAGAGTGTACTCTCCGGGGTTGCCGCTGGCTTTACGACGGCGTTTGTCACGACTGCGTTGAGTGCTATCTCCGGGGCTTCCAGCGCCTTACAGAGCTTTATTGGCGACAGCCTGAACGCCGCTGACAGACACGATAAAGCGCTGGCCCAGCTTAATGCTGCCTTGAAGTCAACGGGCGACACTGCTGATGCAGCCACCCAATCAGGCGGACACTGGGCCACAACCACTGAGTTGTCAGGCAAAGCCGCCACCAAACTACAGGGCCAGATCGACAAACTCAGCACTTCGATTGCCAATCAGAACGAGAAAGACTCACTGATGGGCAAGACGAGCAAGGCTACGCAGGTCAGTCTCCAAATGAAGGGTGAGCAACTGGGTAAGCTCAACGCTCAACTCGCGGCGGGTACAGCCGCTCAGAAAGTGTGGGTAGATAGCGCCGCCGCCGAAGCCCCGGTTGTTAACATGACCATCGACCAGCTAACGGCACTGGCGGCACATATGTCCACCAAGACACTTTTCTCGCAGGACCAGTATGTCGCCGCTGAAACTTACATGGTCCAGATGGGTAAGATCGGCAAAGATGTATTTCCACAGGCGATGCAAGCAACCGCCGATCTTGCGACACGTATGGGGGTTGACCTGCCACAGGCCGCTCAGCTCGTGGCGAGAGCCATCTCCCAGCCGGAGAGTGGCATCGGTAGACTTAACACGCAATTTAAACTGTTTGACGCAGAGCAGCTCAAGTCGGTGCAGTACATGGCTGCGCACGGTCAGGCCGCCAAAGCGCAAACGATGATTCTCGATGCACTAACCAAAGCCGTGGGCGGCAGCGCCGAGGCTGCTGCCGAAGCGGGGCTTGGTCCGTGGCAGTTGCTACAAAACAAGTGGGAAGATATTCAGGATCAGATCGGCAATGCGCTCATTCCGGGCATCGACGCGATTGGTACGGCAATTGGTCCGGTGATGGATCAGGTGCTGCCCAAACTGACCAGCTTTTTGACGAATGTCATGGGGCCAGCCCTGACGGTGGTTGGCACGGCAGTCGGCAACTTTATCACGCAGATCGCTAATGGTACGAAGCCGCTCGATGCACTTGACTCAGCGCTTGCCGGGGCTGGCGTAGACCCTAAGACAATCCAGAGTATCAATGACTTCGCCAACGGGGTCGCTAACTTCGTCAAGGGCATTCCGGCATTTCTCAAAAGTGTCGGTGACTTTGTGCAGAATGCGGTTACGTTCGGACAGAATGTCGCCAATATTGCCAGCGGTGTGCAGACCGCATGGAACACACTGCCTACGATATTTAACGGGGTTGTCTCGCAAATAAAAACTAGCATTAATACGGCGGGTAGTGCCATCGGAGTGGTGCTCGGTACGGCCTTTAACTCTGCGCTAACCAGCGCGTCGAATTTCATTTCGGGCTTTATGACAATGGGTCAAGTCATCATATCGAGCATCGTGCTGGGTATCAACAAAGAAACGGATCAGATTGGCACGAATATCACGACAGGGGTACAGGCTGGAGTGAACGCAGTTGGCTTGCTACTCAGTAAATTCATTACGCAGGGCAACGCTATTGTTGACAGCATCGGAGCGGGTATCGCAGCAAAGGTTGACGACATCAAAACGGGCGTTAACACTGCTATCACTGGAGCCGCCGGGAAGGTTGACGACGTAGTGAAGCAGTTTATCACAATGGGTGAAAACATTATTAAAGGCATCGTAAAGGGTATTGTGGATAATGCCGGCGCTGTGGCAAAGGCTGTTATCGACGCAGCGCATGGTGCAATTAGCGCTGGACTGAAGGCACTGGGCATTGGCTCGCCTTCCAAAGTCTTTGCTGAGATGGGCATGAACGTTATGCGTGGCATGCGAGTGGGTATCCAAAATGGCATGGGTTTGCCCGTCAGTGCCATAAAGACATTGGGGCCAGCGATGGTGAGCAGTGCCATCGGCAGTGCAACCAGCAACGATAGTCACAATAGCAGCATTAACCAGTATTACTTCGGTTCGCCTACCTATCAGGCGCAGACTTCCAACGCTGCTCAGCAATTGCAACTATACAGATCGAGTTAACTATGAATCTACTCATCAAAACGTGGAACGGTCACAACATCAACGACGGAACGAATTACACGGCAATCATGCTGCCAAGTGCTCGCTTTGATCTGACTTCACAGGCCGTCTACGCTGATCGGGCTGAATATTTCCCGTATCTGTCGGGCATGGTACTGCCCCCTCATCAGATCACTTTCGAGATTACCATACCGACGGGCGCGACTGGACTGTCAGCGCTGCGCGATCAGCTTAAGGGCTGGTTCTCAGTGCTTGACTTCCAGCCGCATACGCTGGTCGCCTGGGACACTGACAACGCCAACACCCCCTACCAGCTCACAGGCTTTCCGGCTCGACTGACCACTGATCCGCAAGCTCCAACCGGGCTGACAGGCTTCCTGATCACGCTCGCGATTACTGAACCCGTGTGGAGTGCAGTGAGCGCCACGACGAGTTCGTGGGCCATCACTGGCACAGCTCAAACCAAGACTTTCAATAACATTAACACAGTGTTCGCCCGTCCGTCGTTTACCATTACCCCGACGACAGCTCGCACCGGACAGTTTGCCTATTCGCGCTGGAATCCTGTTTACAATCGTGTCGCCAATGCACTGAACAACTATTCGATTGATGTGACGAACGGCGGGCTGAACACCAGTGCCCTGGTAACTGCCGCAGGGGTGAGCAACCAGCTAAACGGCCCCATCAATAACAGCGTGACGACCATTCCTATTAACGTTGCCGTCGGTGGTGGCTTGCCGAATGCGGGCTTTGGGATTGTTGACACTGAGCAGATTAGCTGGACGGGCAACACGGGCGGAACCTCACTGACCGGAGTGACGCGCGGTATCGGTGGGACCTCGGCTGCTTCACATCTGACCGCCGCAGTAATTACGCAATCCAAAATGCTCGCCAACGGTGCTGACATCGCCGTACAGGTAGACGGCTCGCTGGTCAACGTGTGGGTGGACAGCCCCAACACATCCAGCACCAAAATCTGGGTCGCTCAGAACTGGCAGGCGGGTCAGGCTGGCGTTCTGCTGACAGCACTACCTAACAGCGGCACGGCAGTAACGGTAGCGTTCACCAAAAACTCGACCAATCTGGCTGCACTGACAGCCCTCAAGACTGCACGCAACAGCGTGTTTCTTGTCGAGAATGAAGCCTTTGCGTTTACGCCCGCCAACGTCAATCTTGTGACGTATCAGATCACAAGCTGCTCGCGTGCTCAGAAGGGCACGAGCTTCGCATCCCACGCCGCTGGCGTTGCGATAACATGGCTCGAGCATGACATCTACCTGTTATACGGTAACAGCGCAGGTTCGCCGTTTACGACGGACAACACTCAGCAGCCATTACTCGACTTACACAACAGTACCAACACCTCGTGGGTGCAAACCCAGTTTTTCGATACGACCAGCAATCGACCCGCCGCCTGGGTGGGTAGTGTGGCTGTCAGCACGGGCCAGCAGTCTTACGTTTACACGGGCAACCAGACAGCGCTGGCGAATCCCTCATCTGAGCTGGGCTTGACCCTGTTGAACTACTTGCAAGCCAACATCTGGAAAGCGGAAACGGCGACCCTGTTGTGGTCGTTCTATCACCCGACGGGGATCACCACTGTCTCGATGAGCGGCTCGAAACGACTGCTCATCGGCACGGCGTGGCCCCTGATTGCCGGTCTACAGAAATCAATCAGCAGTTCGGCCTGGAGTTCGGTCTGGAATGAAGTCAAGCCGGTCAGTCTGAACACCTGGACCAGCATCACGCATAATGCTGTCTCCCTGTCGGGCACTTACAAAAACATTCGGTTGGCCCTGATCGGCACAATAGCAGCCACGCCGTTTAGCACCACCGTTGGCAACGAGGCTGACTTACAGGGCGACACGGTAACGCTGGCTCTGGACAACACCCTGACACCAGTTGTGGCGCTCAACTCTGAAAACAGTGCATATTATCTGAATGCAACCATCACCAACACGACCACAGGTGATTACATCATTCTGCAATGGCCTATGGCGCTCAACCGGGTGCTGACGGTAGACTGCGACAAAAAGACTATCACCTACGACGATGGCAGCAACGCTATTGGCGCGTTGACACTCAGCACTACCCGCAACGACTGGTTAACGCTCCAGCCGGGTAATAACGTCTATCAGATAGACGACACGGGCATTGCCAATATCACGATTGCGATGTCGTGGAATGATCGGGGGTTCTAATGGCGGCTGGCTATTCTCGAGTACAGATATTCAACCCGCTGGGCAGCCCCATCAGCGAGATAGACGTGCCGACAGTGCGCTCGTGGGTACTCAATCAGACAGCTCCGGCAGTGGGCCGCTTGCAGTTCACATTTCCGGTGTTTGACCCGCTGACCGGAGCAATCAACCCCAAGTGTACGCTGGCGAACTTCCAATACGGGAATTTTATCGTTGCCACCCACAAACCGAGTGTTAATGCCGATGGCACAACAAACGGCGTGCTACCCCCGTGGGTTGGCGTTATTCTGCCACCGCAGTCATGGGAGTACGGCAAGGTTACAATCACCGCTTACAGTGCCGAGCAGATTCTGGCCTATCGTCCGCTTTACAACGAGCATATCTCGGTAGGAGGCCCCGGCTCGACGTTCAGTCTCATCATCAGCCGCGCTCAGTTGGAATGGGGCGGCATTCCTATCCAACCCGGCAATATCGACCTGAGTGGTGTCGGAGCCAGTCGAGACATCACCACGACTGCTTTTGATGAGATTCAAAAGCTGGCCCAGCAGTTTAACTGCGACTGGGACATCACCCCTCAGATTACCAGCGGCAATCGGCTCGTCCTGCAAGCTAACTGGTATCTCAAAAAAGGCGTAAACAGCGGTGTTGTGCTCAGCAACGCCAATCTGATGAGCGCCAGCCCCATGTATACTGAGCAAGGCACTGTTTACAATGCGGTGTACGGGGTCAATGATGCACCTACGATTAACACACGCGTCAACGCCACCAGTCGCAACGAGACTTTGATCAGCCAGCAAGGTATTCTGGCTATCAAGCAAGTGTTTAGCGGTCAGGCGCAATCAGCCCAGCCAGTCATTCAGAGTATGAGCGATGCGTTCCTGGCCCAGCTACCGTTAAACTTCGTCAAGACTTTTGCCCCGACGCTGCTAGACGCGGGGAACAACTTTAGCTTCGCCGTGTGCGGCAACACGTTCATTGTGCAGAATGATTACGTCGGGTTCTCGAACGGCGGCGTAGGAATTAATGGTACAATTCGCATTACAGCCGTCGAATACAACGAGCTGACCAATCAGGCCAAGATGGCGGGGGTGCTACAATGACTTCAAAGTGGATAAGTCCGGTAGATCGGGCGCGTGTGCCCAACGACATTCTATCGCGCATTAAAGATTTGGAGACTGTTCAACAGACCCAGCAGGGCAGCAACCTGATTGCGCAGAATCAAGCCGAAATTTCGCTGGACACCTGGGCACTGAATACCAGCTTCCCGAGTATCTGTCAGGGGCGGCTGACGCTGGTTTCGGGTGTGCCGGTTCCCGAAACTACCACTACTGCATCGATAATTTATTTTACTCAGTATAAAGGCAATCTGATCGGCATTTACAACGGATCAACATGGGATCAGATACCCTTCTCCGAACTCGCTATCCCGGTCAGTCAGAGTCAGAGCGGAACTATTGTTAGTGGACAGGCGACAATCACAGCCCTGACCGATACATCACAGCTTATTGTCGGTATGCTCATTGGCGCAAGTGGTATCCCCGGCACGGCAACCATCCAGAGCATTGACAGCGCCACGCAGATCACTATGACCGCTAACGCAACAGGCAATCTAACGCAGTCCACAACGTTCAGATTGCCGCCCGCGACGGATATTGACATCTTTATCGTCAACACGGGCGGCGGTGTGCTAGCCCTCAGAATGATTGCCTGGAATACTCGCAACACTGCCACCGTGACCAACGTGACTAACGCTAGCCCGATGGTTGTTACCAGTACATTAGCTGGCATCTCTGCCAACGTAGGTCAGCAAGTCAATCTGTATCAGAGCGGCGCGGCGGGTAATCCCGGTCTGGGTACATGGCGCGTTGGCGCTACTACTGGCACGACACTCACGCTCCTGAACTCAGACGGCACGAACAGCGCAGCAGGCGGCGCGTTTGTCAGTAACTTTCTGGCGAATACAGCCAGCCAAACAGGCCTGGCGAGAGCGGCGGCGCTGTCTTTGCAGGATGGCATTTATGTGTTGACCAGCGATCCGACGTGGCGGTATCTGGGTAGCGCTCATACCAGCGGAAACGCCAACGGAACTGCCACCATCATGATGGATAGCATCACGGCCCGCAATCTATGGAATTACTACAATCGGGTACAACGAGCCATTACTGTTACTGACACAACGGCTTCGTGGGCGGGCAGCAGCATTAATACATGGATACCCGACCACAACAGCATCGCCAATCGTGCCGAGGTTATGATAGGGTTCGTTGAGGATGTTATGGCCTTCCAAAAATCTGTCGGCGCTCAGACTGCCAGTTCCGCAACGGCATTTGGTGGCTTAAATCTGGATGCGGCTACCGGTCAAGCGCCCGTCCTGTTTGCCGAGGCACTGAACGTCGGTGCGAGTTCCGTCAGAGGCGTCCTGTTTTCTACGCTGGACCCTAGCAATTTATTTGCAGGGGCTAACGGCGGAATAGGGTATCATTTTATACAGGGTATGGAACAGGCTAGCAGTACAACAAACACGGCCTTCATTGGCAATGGTCAACATGCGATTACCGGGTTATTTTTTTCGTAGGAGGTTCTATGCGAAAGTCTTTAATTCTGATCTCACTTCTGTTATTCGCCGCCTTGCTTGCGTTGGTAAGCACGCAGTCGTTAGCGGCTCAGCGCGGCATACCCACGCCGCCCGGTGCTGCACTGCAAGCCTTGTATTACCACCACGACACTGCCACGCCTACACGCACCCTCGTGCCGACGAAAACAAGCACGCCAACAGCTACGCCCACAAAGCGCCCGACAGCAACGCCAGTGCTGTACTGCATGATAGTCGAGATGTATGTCCAGAACGGACAGCCGCTGGTCGAATGGAAATTCAGCAACGCGCCTATCGGTCAGGGACAAGTTTGGTTTGGTATCTATCCGGCGAATATTCAGCCGGTTTGTGTACACGCGGTACTTTAATCGCGTAATAAGCGCTAAGGAGCAATCTTATGGACCTCAGTACAATCGTGGGCTTTATCGTGTTTCTGGGCAGCCCGGCTGCCCTCAACTGGATCATCTCTAATTTTCTCGACAAACTCCCGGCAGGATCATGGTGGGCCAAGCTCACTGATACACAAAAGGCTGCCGCCGAGTTCGTTATCGGTCTGGTGCTCAGCGCTGCCTCGTGGGCGCTTATTCACTTTGTGACCCCTGATTTCTGGGCCAGATACCAACCTGAGTTTGCTGTGATATTCGCCTTTATTTCAGCATGGATCGGCGGGCAAATCCAGCATACCCTGTTCCTCAAGGCGCAGTTTGTCAAAGATGAGCGCAAAAACAGTCTGGCGTTGTATCATGCTCAGATTGCCGAAGTCAACGCCCGGTTAGCTCAGATCAAGCCCGCCGCCTGATGGCAACGGTGCAGGGTATTCATCATGCTCTGAGTATTCACGATGGCCCCGACGGTTCTACCTACGTCGGGGCTTATCTCATGCAGGGCGAGCAAGCTACCGTCGATACGTTCACCTTTAACGCGTGGCTGCACATGACCGTGCCTCATGTAGGCTATATCTGGTCGGGCGACCCGTCTGCCCCGAACGTGCAGTTGCTCAGCGTAGGCACACCGCCACCGATGCCGACAGGCGTTAACACTGAGAAAGTGCGTACTACCGGAACTCTCAACGTGCGCAACGGGCCGGGGTTGTCTTACAAGGTTGTATCGCAGCTTGCCCCCGGTATCACGGTACAGGTCATGGGTGGTCACAATGTGCTAGCTGACGGGCACAACTGGTTTGAGCTTGCCAGCAATCAGGCGTGGTGGATCGCCGGTGACTTGACAGTACCCGTCAATGACAGCACGCCAGTGCCCCAGCCAACCCCTCCCGCCTCGACTGGCAACCTGTTAGACCCCACCGTGCGTGGGGTCGGGGCCAACGCGGGCGGCTGGTCGCCCAGTAGTGCTGAGCTTGACCTCATCAGGCGCAATGGCGTGCGAAACGTGTTTATTATTGCATGGGCACAGGGTCAGGCCGCAACTGCTATTCCGGCTTTTCACAACTGTGATATTACGGGCTTTGCCTTCCGTGCTGACCAGCACGGTATCCCCACAAAGAACCCGCAAGACTTCATAAATCAAACCCTACCAAACCTGGTAGATTATGCGCGGGCACTGGGCACAACTGCCCTGATTATTCAGATACACAATGAGCCGAACGTCATCGGTGAAGGCTGGAATAACGCATGGGCAAACGGGGCGGAATTTGCGTCGTGGTGGATGCAAGTGGCAACTCAGTACCGGGCAGCCCTTCCCGGCTGTAAATTAGGCTTTCCTGCGCTTTCTCCGGGGGTAGGAATTACCAATGTGAGAATGGCTGAAAAAGACTTCGCGGCAGGGGCCATCAATGCCATCCGTGCTGCCGACTGGATTGGGCTGCACGCCTACTGGTTGGACGATGACGGCTCAGACTTCGCGCCAGAGATAGCGTACTGGAAGACGTGGGGCAAGCCGCTCATCGGGACTGAGATAGGTCCGGTTGCACCGGGGGTCATCACTGCACAGGCTGTCAATCACGCTTACCAGGTGATGCGAGCGGCTGGTGTGCCGTGTATGGCTTGGGTGCTCGATGGGACCGGGGCATATCCCGAAGCCAGCTGGACTGTCCACAATCTAACGCTGTGAGGGTGAAATGATAATCTGGTGTGTCGGCGGTGTACTCGTGGCGCTTGTAATCTACTGGGCGCTGCGCTTTGCGGCGGGGTTCTTTGAGGGCGGCAAGTCTGCCCTCGTCGGACAGTACTGGAAGCAGAACGGCAAATGGACATGGCGCAAACCGCCCGAAAAGTAGCTGCCTCGGCTGGATTCGGACCAGCAACCACCGCATTAACAGTGCAGCGCTCTCCCAGTTGAGCTACGAGGCAATGCGCGCCTATCCAAGTTTCGGACCTGGAAACCATCACGACTTTCGACGCTAAGACTATTATAGCACGCCTGTTTTATTCTGATAATATGAAAACCGCGTAATCCAGCGTCACCAGTTGACGTAAGCAAATTTGAGGTCTACTTGTACCATTGAGTGTTGTCGCATGAATTGGTGACGAAAACGAGCAGTGAAAAACGAAAACCCACCGGGTTTAGGCAGTGGGTTTTCAGGGGGAAAAAGGAAGGTACGGTTGGCTTATTGTCATATCCAACGATATGAACAGGATACGACTGTTTTGCTATTCAGTCAACCAGGGAAAAACGTCAGTGTCGATAAAGTCAACGCCCGCGTCCTCGGCGGCGAGTCTATCCTCTTTTCTGTCGCCGCAGTACAGCACTGATAAGCCGTTTTCGATGCTCAGCTTCACCATGACTTCGCGGATCATCTTACCGGACGGCTTCCTGCGACTGGCATCCTCAATGCTGCTATAGCGCGGTATTTTGGAGCGCGTGTCGCTAAAACAAAAGTGCAGCGGGTGATCTGTCATGTCCAGCCCCAGCACATGATAGACTTCACGGAACTTACTCAATGCTTCCTGCTCGGTCTGATAACCGAAGGCGATGTTGCCCTGATTGGTAACAATGCCGATGCGCCGCTCTTTCGTCATCAGATAGGAGAGTGTGGCAACACGACCCGGCAGCACCTGAACACGGGAGTAAGGCTGGGGCGGCGCGACAAAGCCCTCGATCAGTGTGTCATCCAGATCGAACAGATAGGCGGTGTACATACCAGAAGCCAGTGGATTGCGCTCCAGCATCCAGCCCATGTTATACATGGATTTGCCGGGATCGTCTAATGACAGTTGATCTTGTTCAGTGTTCCAGTGCCACTGCCCCGGAAAGTGCGCTTCTGCCAGCGCCATCAGGGTGGCGTTAGCCAGTTCTTTCGACATGAACCAGCCGACAGTGCGGAAGTTGTTTTCGGGCCAACTATAGTTAAACTGTGCTTGCCAGCGTGCGTTGCTCATCTAGTCCTCCACTGGACCCCAGTTGCTGTCGATGTGCCAGTAGGGACGGTCTATCACTGCTGATTTGACGACGCGCACATTGTCAGCCGGAAAGCCCACGCACACAGTCAGCGCCATGTCCTTGAGGGTGCTAACCTCATACGGCTCAAGACACTCAGTGCACACCACACTGATAGCACCGTCGCACGGCGCATCGCAGTTGTGGCAGCCCCAGCCTGTACCGTCAACCGGAGCGCGGTACGGCAACAGAATGATATGGTCAGCTTCGTTCTCGTTGCAGTGACAGCACCGACCCAGCGGCACGTCCCTGTCGCTCAGGTCAGGCCGCGCAAAGACAACACTCTCGTTTGAGATGGCAAAGCGACCCTCGGGGTCCAGTGTGCCATAAAGACGAGTGTTCGGGTTGACGTTGACAACCTCACCGGGATCGTCTGGATTGATGTTAGGTTCGCCCATTGTCTCTGGGTCCCATGCATCACCATCAGCGATATAGTCATCAGGGGTCATGGATGGGTACTCAAGGCCATCACCGATGTAGTCAGGGATCGTGATGCTGTCCAGTACCTTCTCGCGCAGAATCTCGAATATCTGCTCATCAGTGCGCCCGCTGTCTATCCACAGGTGGACCTCGTACTCGAATGTCTGCCCCGGGTTGACGTACTCGAACTTGCGATAACGCCAGTCTTTATCGACAGCCCAGGTGGCAGGTCTGCCCAGTGAAACTTGCATCATCATGCCTTCCGCTTCGGCTCGCAGCGAAGGCGGTAGCAACGCTTCGGGGATTTCCATTGTGACGATAGCCAGTGCGAACTTGCGGAATTGTTTTACGGAACTCATGTTGACCCTTCTCCCTTTTCACAGTTGTGAAAGATTAGACGTTATTCGTGTTCACCAGGATGATTCTCAATCCAGCGCCTGACGGTATCCTCAGTACATTTGTACAATACTGCAACCTCTAACACTTGCGAGCGACTTGGATTGGGGTGCTCCTGGAAGTGCTGCCAGATTTCCAGTCGCTCGCTGGCTGTCAAACGGTGACTGTGGTCACTTCCTGATAGTAATTGCCCGGTGTGCGGTTGCAGTTTGTAGCTACGAACGTGACCGTTGCCCTCCGGGGTAGGCTGGGGTGCTAGCTTGACAACGGACACGGGTTCAGACTGTTTGCTGCGAATGTCGAACATCGCCTCGAACTTGCTGCACAGCGTCACCGCTTCGGCATCGAGCTGCGACAACTGACGGTAGACACCAGTCTCATCGTCAGCGGTCATCTCCAGAATGCTCATGGCGCTTTCCAGTGCGCCGCGTGCCATTGCAGCGTACAGATAAGCGTTCAGGTTTTTGACACCCGTCGCCAGCAAATGCGCATTGGCGCTGTCTAGCATCTGACGGGCATCCCGCGCTAACTTCTTTGTGTTGAGAACGACCTGACCCATTGTGTACCCCTCTAGTCACCAAAATCGAACATTGACCGGGCTGTTTCGCTGAGCGGCTGTTGCGTGGCATCCATTTGCTGCACCATGACTACGCCACGAGAGTGAGCATCGAGTATCTCCTTGATCTTTTCGCTGGCGTTCACATCATCATCGAGCAACCCCTGTATCCACTGACGGACCCGCTTATCTCGTGGTCCCTCACCCAGACGAAAAGTGAAACGGTCCATCTCTTCGCTCATCGCTTACTTCCTTTGCTGCAACTCCATTGCCCGCTTGAAGAGCAAGTAACGATAGATACCTTCCATATCTGTCATCCACGGCTTGGGCGACTTGATAGCGTGAGGATAATCAAAGTAATCATACAACGGTGTGCAGCCGCCGCCCGCTACAAGTATTACGCTGGCCTCTCGGCCCCGATCTCCCCAGCGTAGGCCAACTTGACCTTGCGTGTAGTCAGCCAGTGACGGCATGTGAATATCCACATACGGTGCGATCTCAACCCACTCGCCCATATCGAAGAACCCACCATCCCTGATAATCCGGTCTACCTCGTGCAGCTCGAGATCGCGCCCGATGCGACTGGAGATGTCAGCACCAATACCCATCCACACTTCTCCCAGCCCGTGTGGTAGACCCGCTGACTTAGCTCGATTAATCTTGAGGCCGTCAAAGAAGCTCAGATCGGTTGTACCCGTACCGATTTCGATGACACCCACGGGCCGCTGACCGAAAGTCTCATCAACAATCACCCCGTTGTCGTCAATCATGTTGAAGCACAGCACGCCGAAACCCTCTGGCACTGCTCGCACATCTGTCACGTCGTACACGATAGTCTTGCCAGCAATCTTGACCTCGTAGCTCTCCTTGAGGAAAGCCTTAATCTCTTCACGCTTGTCATACCACTGCAAAGGCAGCGTGATGACTGCTACAATCTCACCGCCCTCTGGCACGACACTGATGAGCGCAGCGATAAATAGCTGTTTATAGAACGGCGTGCAGATGCGTGAGCGGTCCATGCGGACTGTCTGTATCTGGCTCAAGCTGTACGCGCTATCACCGATGGCGAAGCGCTGTCCAGCGTATGACATCACGAAGTCGGTGGACCCCTTCAATCCATCGAACTTGATACCGCCCTGCTCGGGAGCAATCACACTGGAAAAAGTTTTGCGCTTGTTTCCACTGCGAGCTTTGGTGTAACCGTTGCCCGCAACGATAGCGACGTAGTGGGGTGCTTGCGTAACCATGTCTTGACCCTTTCAATCATTGTACTAACATTGTGAGTACACATTGTACAACGACGGTCCTTAATTGTCAAAAAGTGCAGGCTGCTGACAACAAAAACCGCGCTCAAATGGCGCGGCTATCGGCTGGGACATTGTACGTACAGACTAACTATTGCGGGACGGCAATTACTCGCAGCTCAGCGCCGGGGTCCACTGGCTTGGGAGATGTCTTAAACCCTGCTAGCTCACGGCGAGCCTCATCCCGCTCGGTGATGAGGGTAGCGATCTGCTGGTTCTTCTCGTCGCGCTCTTTTTCGAGAGCAAGTATCTGACGCGAGAAGTTCTGGTTAAGCGAGTCAAGCTCACCCATCTGCTTACGCAGGTCAGCGATTTCCTGTTTGGCTGCTGCTATTTCCTTGGTCAGGTTGTCGATTTGGTTTTGCAAGAGTCTTTGCTGTTCCAGGCTGTCGTTGTTTACTCTGGTAATGTTGGCATCGGCAGCAATTCGTTCCTGCTCGAGTGCGTGATGCAAGGTGTCGATTGTGCCTGTCGCCGTCGTCAATGCTGCGGTCTGTTTGTCAACGTTCGATTGCAAGTTGGTGATCTGTTCAGCTTTGCGGGCCAAATCCTCGCCCATGCTGCGACCATGCGCTTGCTCAGTCTCGAGCTGGCTGCGTGTCTCATTGTGCATGGTGCTCAGCGCCACATATGACGTGTTGAGGTCCTGGTGATCTTTCCTGATCGTCTCGAGTTGTGCTGTCAGCTTGTCGTTGTCATTGCGCCAAAACTCGACCCGTTGCTGCAATGCCTCATGATCTTTGCGATCTGAGTCGCGCACTGCAACCATCGCATTCAATCTATAACCTAAAAAACCCACAAGTAAAGTGAGGATTGGCAATAATACGGTAGTGGCTTTTGTCGCTACATCCCAGAACTGAGAAGACATAAAGGGCAGTGCCCCCGCAATAGTCAAAGTTAAAGTGTGTTAATTTTACGCTTTGTCAATAGGCGCGACTACCACAAGATACTGTCGGCTTTCTTAACGGGTATCTGTTCGCCCAACGTCTGATCGTCATAAGCTAGCTGGCTCGTCATCTCGGCCTCGGCATCCTCAAGACTTTTGACGGCAGTGATGACGCGGGGGTCAATCCCTTCCATGTGTTCAAGCTCAGCACTGGTCGTGATGATGACCGCATTGGTGTCGCGCTCATGCCGCACCAGCCGCTCGATGATGAGCGTGTTCCAATGATGGCGAAAGCGGTGCAGTGTCCAGGCTTTGTCCTGGCGTTGCATCACCTGAACACCGAACGAGAAGGCTTGCGGGTGAGTTCGGTGCTCGAAGACCCATGCCCTGAACTTGACGTAAATCTCCCACGGCGGACCCTCGGTGATGAAACTACGGTGTCTCGACATAGAATGCCTCTTGTAATACGCTGATGACTTTTTCGTAGGCCGCTTCGGGTGTTGTGCTCAGCTCTTGAGCAAATAGATCGCAATAGTCGCCGGGGTTGTTGCGACACACTGATATTGACCAATAGTTAATATCTTTGTAGACGGTCACAAACACCGGGAACGATCTAAGGTTGTTCATCTTAAAATCACGACGCTGGTTCGACATTGAAATTGAGAGTAGGCATTCGCGTACCGACTGCGCCAGCTCCCACACGAAACAATTAAAATCCTCTTCGGTCAGCGGCAAGTCATTGATCTGTTCAGCGCTCATTCGTCCAACTCCAACAATTTTCTCAACTGTGAAAAGTGCAGGTCGGGATCGCCGTGCAACATATCAGTGGTCAGCAGTAAGCCTCGCCAGCCCATCAGTGTCAGCATATTGAGCTTCTCGCAGTCTCGCGTCTGTCCTGCACCCCGACTGTGCCCGCCGCGCGTCCATGTGCCGCCCTGTAGTTCGATGTAGATTTTTTGATCTACCCATGCTTTGTCCAGTCGCCACTTGCGCTTGGGATAGAACTGGTATTCCCGCTCGAGCACTGGGATGTCGGATGCAAGTTGTAGTCGCAGTGTTTCCCATGCGTACTCAAGTGATGACATCCATAGCTCGCGTCCCTGCTCATCAATGAACAGGATACGATCAGCGCTTTGTCCCATCGTAGACCCTCATTCCTGTATATTCAGACCAGCCCGCTCCACAGTGCGTGCAAAAGATAAGCGGGCCAGAACGTTCGTATCGATTACTGATTCGGATCGTTGCTATTCGATGACAGCTCAGGCATCTCAGGCCATTGTAATCGCACGTGGGTTGCGTGGATGGGGCGACGGCTGGTGAACTTTGCATCGATTATCTCCTGTGCCAGCGCGAGCAGTTGCTGGTTGGTGTGTGCGCCACAGTAAACTCGAAAACGCAGAGACTTGCGGGCTACCGTTCTCAGTGCGTGAGCAGGCAGCCAGGTGGGGTGCTTTCTCATCTCACCAACTGCGGCTGCAATCAGGTGAGGCCGGATAGGATCACTCATAACGTTGTAGTCTGAATCAGGAACCATTTTTCAGCCTTTCGTCAATCAGTGCTTTGCGCTCATTGCGCTTTGTGACGTGCTTAAGTTTCTCCAAATTCCTTATTTGTGCCTCGGTGTGAGCTAACCAGAATGTCGTTTGCTCGTTCTCCTGCTTGTTCTTGTACACAAAGTTATTGACAGCGGCGACGAGGATTTGCTTCTCGACGCTGTAATTCGCGTCCTCATACTCAGGATTAATCCGCCTGAATATCTCTACCAGAGAGACAGCATACTCGCGCTTGTCTACATAGCACTTGGCAATGATAGCCTCGTGCTCGTCAATGTATTTAAGAGCACCCTCAAAGGTTGTTATCTCGTCAGCCATATAACCTCTCAAAATAACGGCGTGGTTCAACGGAACGGGAACAACATGACTACTTGTATATGTTACACCCGTTCCGACGCACCTACCCCTGTCCTACGATTGATTTTGCGTATCGTCTTGCTCTTCACGCTCCCACTGTTTGACCAGCGCCAACCCTTTAGGGGTTACAGTCCAGGATCAGTGCGGGCGAGATACCCGTGCGTGCATTCGCCCGGGCACTTCGAGCGCCGGAACTTTGCGGACCTCAAGTATCTCGCGGCACTTCGGGCAGGTGATTGCACTGCCGGGAAGTGCTTTCCATTTGAGAGGCCGCATTCCGCACAGTGTGAGCTTGTCATCCTTGAGGGCGTGAGTTACCTCACTGTCGATTGTGATTGCCATTACCTGTTTCATTTATCACACTCCGGCACATAGGGATTCCCGTCCATGTCTACCCAGTGCCCCAGTTTGTCAGCGATGGCGCACATCATAAAAGCATCCTCACGGTTAACGGGTTGCATACCCCAGACCCCCAGCCCTTCGCCCGCGACAATCTCTCGACAGGCTTCGGGCAAGTTCTCCTCGGTGTTGCTCATCCAGCCAGCGCACCAGCACTCCTCGCTGGTGTCGCTCATCATATCGCACAAGACTTGCATCGCAGCCTCACGGGTGTAATGCAGCACCACGCTAACGTCGAGTTCGTCGCTCATAGATACTTCTCCAGCTTCTTTTCTTTGATCATCGTGTTGGCTTCCTGCGGGTTCAGTCTGCGCATTGTCTCAACGCGCTTTACGATGTCACGCAGTATCATGTCTCGCCGTTGTTCGCGGGTCAGACCGATCATGCGCAGGTGCAGCCCCAGCCAATAGAGTTTGAGCGCGAAAAACTCGAGATAAATCTCCTCAAGTTTCATGCGTACAATGTCAAGACCGACCCGGATAATCTCAAGACAGGTTTTCATGCTGACTCCTTTTCACAGTTGTGAAACTATTTGGTTATGTCTGATGGGTATACAGTGCGCTCATTTGTGCGACGGGCTATCTCATCAGTGTAAGGCAGGGCTAGCGTACTCCACAAATGATCTGCCGTGGGCAGAACTTGCACGATGACCTCGTAACCCTCGCCGTCCCGCGTTGAACTCTCCAATTGAGCGTGATTGTCAGTCAGCGCAGCGTCAATAGCGTCGCGCAGGGCAGTGAGCGCTTCTCTGTCGCCAATAATGTAGGCTTCGGTGTGCCACATAACCTGAGCGTAGATGTGAAGTTTTTCCATTGCTTATTTCTCCCTGAACTGTAGACCGGACACGGTGATCCAGGTGCTCAGATCGCGCACTCGACTGCTGATGCGTTCACCGAACTGGAACTCGAACTGCTCCTTACTCAGATTGGTGGTGATGACAGTCGGCAGCAACTTGGTGGTTCGGTGTCTCAAGACGCTGTACAGAATGTCGCGCTTGTCATCAGAGACGGGTGTGGTGCGCTTGACATCACCCAGATCGTCAAGGAACAGGACGGGCACTGTTTGGGCAACATTAATCAGGTCAGCACGAGCGGGTCCCTGATCATCGCTGTAGGTGCTCTGTACGTCATCAATAAACTGGTTGAAGTCAGTCCACTGCACGATGTTATTCTCAGCAATCAGCGCCATTGCCAGAGCGCACGCCAGTGAAGTCTTGCCCTTGCCGGGTTCACCACTGAACACCAGCCACGGCTTTTCTTTGCCAGAATCCCCGTAAGTACACATGGTCTGAATGTACTGCTCAACGGCAGCCAGCCCCAGCTCTTTGCCCGCGATGATACGCTCGGGCATATTGCGCCATACATCCAGCGTGTAGGCTTTGTGATCCTCGGGCAGTGAATAGCTCAGCTCGAACCTGTCCATTTGCCGACCAGCTCTCACGTTCTCAGAACACGGGCAGGGGAATGCCTTACCGAAATAATAGGCGAGATGCGGGTTGGGGTGATGCATGTCTATATCCAGTGTAACCCAGCCCATCCCGCCGCAATGTGGGCAGACCAGCGCCTCTGGTTGCAGCTCTCGTTGCTTCGCGTACTCGGCATTGATTCTGCGTTGCAGCTCGAAAGCGACACTTTCCCGCGTCCAGACTTGGCTTCGTACCTGATCGCGCTCTTGCTCAGCTTTACGTTGAAAGTCGGCAATCTGTTTATCTATCATTGACCCTTCTCCTCTAATCCCATTCCCACGGATCGTAGTGTGGACGTTGACCTATCCGTCGCTCATCCTGAATGCGTACCGCTCGTTTCAAGCGATGACGGTCTGCTCGCTTGAGCAGTACCTTATAAAGTCGCAGCCCCTTAAGTCTGGTGCGGTGTTTCACTTAACCCTCCTCTCTGGCGGCTTGCCCATCACAGTATCGTCACGCGCTGAGCGAGCGTTCTCGCGGTTCTTCCACTGACCGATAGCACTGGGTAATGATGTCTCACCCTTCGGTAGCTCGATGTTCTTGGTCACTTTCCACCAGTGTATGAACTCCTCAAACTCGCTGACGCTGAGCTTTGGAAAGTCAGCCAGTATCGCTTTGGCTACAGGACCGACCCGCTTACCTGTGGCTTTGCTGTGGTCATCCTCAAAGCAGTGCAATCGTATCTTCTCAAACAAGTCGTTGTATTGCTCTGGTTGTGATCGCTCGCTGGCCTTTGGTGATGGTTTGTAAATGACAATTGGACCAAGTGCAGCGCCCTGCGCTATAGAGTTTTCTGTATCTGTTGATTTACTTGTATTCTCTTCTGGATAATACTTAGTGCTATCTGGCGTAGAAATTCTATCGGGTGAAATTTCATCCGGCAGAACTTCAGATTTTGAAGTTACTTGTTGTTGGTACAGATAGGGGATCGCCTTATTGTTGACTGATACAGTCCCGGTAAGTTGATAAACGTGCTGACGGCGCGGCAGGTCTAGTTCGTCGCCAACCCGTTTGTTGTATGGGACCAGTGTGACCGCATTGTGCTCGACGAGCCATTGTTTGGCGCGGGTTGCGCTGGCAAGGCAAATGTCCAGCTCGCGGGCAATTTGTTTCATGCTGGGCCAGCAACGGTTTAAGCCATTGGCGTGCAGTATGAGCAAAGTGAGAACACCCCATCGATCTTCCTTGTAAAGCTCACTCATTGCAGATCGGAGTGAATAATCTAGCGTGGTACTCATGGCATATTGCGCCCATAGCACTGACCGCTTTGAATAAAGTAGATGTCCTCAATCTCTTCGACTTCTTTGTCACTCAACGCAAACCACTCGCCGTTTCCTCGTTTGCTGTTATAGCGTTGGTGGAGAACTTGCTCGGCTTGTGTATAGCCGTCGCACGGAATAAGGTGCTGATACTCGACTTCAAACGGGAGTAGCACGCCAAAAGTTTTGATTCGATTGTCTGGATCGACTGACTTTCCTATTTTCCAGTACCCGGTTGGCGACTTGAGCAGATACACCCATCCGTCGAATCGTCGGGCAATCTCACGTCTAACCGCGCCGATTGTCGATCCGGTAGGGTCTATCCAGGTCAACTCTTGATATATTTCTGCTAGCGCCGCGTCCTTTAATATTCTCAAGTCAACAATGCTTACTAGATTCTTGTAAGCATATATTTCGCCCGCCACCAACATATTGTTAAGGGCTTCTCTTGGGATTGGCTGGCGCACCTCAACGGACACCAAATCGGATAACTTAAATGCGTGTTCGGCATCTATGCCGAGGTGAATTAAGCCGTGCTCATGCTCAATTGTGACCATACCGACTCCTTAACGCAAACTGACCTATGTAGACAATCTCTCCGAGCTGGCGGCTCCCCTAGTTGGTTAGGGATGAGGGATTGACCTACATAGGTCAGTCGCCAACTATAGCAATAACCGCCGCCAGACGGTTTTTATTGAACAACTGAGATTGTACCGCGCAAGTTGACATCGTGCAACGTCCTGTGGTATAGTCGTTTCAAGAGCGACCTTGACCCTCGCTCCTTGTGTTCAGTTTCCGGCAAAGGGCCGACGGTAGATTGTTATCGTCGGCCCTTTGCTATTACATCTTATCGGCTAGCTCTTCGATCAACTTCTCGAGTTCACTGGCGCGATCCTGTACGTACTCAGCCTCTGCCAGTTGTTTGACTGCCTCATCCAGAATGCCCATCGCCACGCCCAGATAGAACGCTGATACGTGCAACGCGATACCGTCAGGCGCTTGCATCGCACTATGCACGTTGTCACTGAGCTGCGCCGATTCTTTGCGAAGGTCACGCTTGTCCATCATCAGTCTCCCCGGCGTTTAGTAGCTCGAACAGTTCAGTGAGATCATTGGCAAGATTGTCAACACGAAGCCCGGTGGGCTTGCCCTCTACAGTTCGACAGACATCGCCATCCTCATCGAGTATCCACTGTGCAGAATAGCCGTAATGCTCATTCCGGGCGGTCAGTCTCAACGAGCCGTCAGTGGGCCATATTGCCAGTTCGAGCGTGAGCTTGTTACCCATTTTGTTTCTCCCTGTTGGCTTTACGAGCGATCTGCCCCAGTCTTGCAATCTCGCGCATGTGCTCCCGGTCCTTCGACAGTGAAGCCCCGCCGATCTTGCCCGCGTCACTGGCTTCCTGTGATGTGAACTTATGCGCCTTGCCCAGCGCATGAGACTGCTTGCCGCCCTTGCTGGCAATAGCACGACGCGCTTCGGGTGACATCTTGGCGAAGCCGCGCGGCTTTGGTGACTCATAGTCAAGTGCCCACTGGATAGCTTGCTCGTGCATTTCCAGCGCTTCCTGCCACGTCGCGCCACGCAACTCAAACAGAGACTTTCCGGTCCCGTCGTCCTCAAACACCATCGTCTCAAACAGCTCACCGTCACCTATGCCCAGAAACACGGTGCTGACCAGCTTACCATCATCTAACAGTGTTCGGCGCACGATGCGGTTCTCGATATTCTCGAACCAGCGTGCCCAGTCGAGAACATCATCCACTGGAACGGGATTGTGCTCAGTGTCGAGAATGTAAAAATCACTCATCTTTGTGTTCCCCTCTATGGTCTACGTTGGATTTGCTCCAACTTTCCTTCGTGATCTTGCCTGAACAGAATGCGCACAGATAGCCGTCCTGCCCGCACACTTTGTCCTTGCGCCAGTCAGGGCCGTATCTGCGTTCATAAACTTTGCCCCAGAACCGCTCGAACCCGTCATCGGGCAGGAACTCTGGTTCTTGCTCTTGTTTCACAGTTGTGGAATCGCTCACAACAGTCGCTCCTGCCCAGCAAAGAAGGCCAGCGCCTCATCGGCTGAGCTAAACTCCTCGCGCAGCAAAACGGTAGACTGCGGCTGGCAACTGTCAGCCACGACAACGGTGAATATTCCGGTGTCGTAGTGCTCGTGAGTCCAGGCGCAGTCATCGAGCTGCACATTGTCGCGCTTCTCGACGTACAGCACGGCAGCGGCTATCACTTTCTGGCGTTCACCCGGGGTGAGTATCATTGACCCTTACTCCTCTGTGCGGTTGCACTCGATAATCATGTGAAGCGCTAACGCCGCCACAATGATGGCTGCCAGAAAAACGACGGTGAACTGTAGTTCGTTCATGATCTTGACCCTCCTCTAAAAACGTCTCGTAGGACAGGGGTAGGTGCGTCGATAGGTGGGGTGCATGATAACTTGTACCAGTCGCACCCCTTCCAACGCACCTGCGGCGGTTTATCTATTGTTTCTCGGCCTCAAAGCGGGCCAGCTCGCTCGTCAAAAACTGCTCAACCTCATCCAGGTTCCTGCCAGCCATAATGCCCTTCGGTTCGATGCTCCACAGTTCTTCATCGTCAGACCATTGAAGGCTGACACCCGCCATGTTATTCTGCTGGTAGGCTACTCTGAGATACTGCTGGACCAACTGCTCATCCTCGTTGATGCGCTCGGTATCATTGATCTCGTCTTCGCGCTCTTGCTGTGCAGTGAGGTCCGCGTCAAGCGCACGATAGCGCGCGTCAAGTTCTTTCCAGCGCTCAAGCTCTGTGTCGTTAAGTCTGTGATCCAACAGATCAAACAGTGCAGTGGCAACGATGTGACGATCCTCAGCCTCGTCGTAGTCACTGTCGTCACAGGCTTCGAGAGCCGCTTTGAGGTGTTGCTTGATGTGGTCCAGAACGTGAGTGACCGTAACTGTTGTCATTGACCCTTACTCCTTGTCTCTGTACAGGTCGATAAATAGACCCTGGGCGGCTTCGCGCCATAGCTTGCTGGCAGTCTTGGCATCTTTGTCCAGCTCGAGCATCAGCGTGACGTTGCGCCCGTTGGTGCTCACGATGCGGACACTGGCGTGCCTGATGAGCATATCCATCAGTTGCTGCTGGTCGTCTTTCTGAGCTGGCGGCGGCTCTTCACCCATCTTGCGTTTGATGTGAGCAGCCTGACGTGCTGTCCAGTTGGCGCGGACACTCTCCTCGGCTGCGGTCCACTGACCGTCACCGATGTCTACGCCGCCTTCGGTCAGTTTGATGTCAGCCACAACCCCCTTCGCTTCTTCGATGAGCGCCTGAGTAGGCACACCACTCTTGACCCCTTTGGCTACTGACCAGGCCAGTTGCAGGATCACTCGTTGCTCGAGCGGGTCATCGACACCCATCAGGGGGCGAAAGACTGACTCGGGCAAATCTTTACACAACTGTGAAAAAGTCGGTTCGGTGTCGGGCAGGTTGGCGATGCCGCGCTCAACCCGGGCAGCGTTGAGTGTGTAATAGGCGGCGGTCTGACCCATTTTGAACTCGGCCCCCGCCATTGCCCGCCAGCTATCATAGCCCAGCGCCAGATGAGCATTGCGCTCGTAGGTGTCCCACAGCATCCGGCGCAGCTCTTCACCCTGTTTGTTCACATCAACGACACTCTGCCGAGCCTCGGCTTCGGTCATGTCTCGAATGATTATTCCGTCATTTTCCATATGATGCCTCTTTCCTTGAACTCTTCGTGGTCCTCTTCGATGGCTGCCATACACGCTTTGGCTTTCATGGTAATGAACTGGAACCCGGCTTGCAGTGCCATAGCAGTCATAACTCCCTCGAGGTCGGGCGGCTTGCTGGTCAGCTCAGCCATGATGCGCTCAGAGTTCTCGGCGTGCATCTCGCGCTCCTCTGCAATAGAGGCGAGCATTCCGACGCGCCCCAGATAGATGCGCTGGCGGATTTCCAGCCACTCACGTTTGGTGTACTTCTTATTCAACTGCGGCTTATCTTGACCCATTTGACCCTTCTCCTTGTGTGAACTAGATTATAGAAGTTTGCCGCCCTGTACCCACTCATGCGGCAGCTTGGCTCCGCGAGAGTCGTTACAGTGAGGGCAAGCGCAAACGATATTGTCAGGACGGTTTGACCCGCCGCGAGACAGTGGGACAATATGATCGACGTGGTATTTGTTGTTTAGCTTGACATTGCACCAATAACATTTTCCTTTCTGACGACTGTACTGAGCCTTAATGTCATCGGCAGTATATTCGCCCTCGGCGTTGAGCTTCCAAGCCCGACGGCGCTCTTTTTCGGCACGATGCTTCTCTGGATTATTTGCTCGCCATCGTCGCTTCTTTTCCCGCTCTTGCTCTCGATGTGTCTCGCTGTAAGCCCGCATAGTTTCTTTGCGCTTTTCAGGATTGCGTTTGACATATTCGCGGGCGTTGGCGTTAACTTGCTCTCGATGCTCTACTGCATATTTCTTGGCTCTCACCTTTGCCTTGTCAGCGTGTTTACTGCGACTGAGTTTCCCGGCTTCACTCACGCAATGCTTACACCAGCTCGATAGCTCATCTTTGCGAGTGCGTGGGCTAACGTGATAAAAGTATTCCAGTGTGGCTGGGTACTCATTACCGCATCGGGAGCAATGGCGAAGATTAGACATTAGTTGCGATCCACCGGAGAATCTGCAATAAAGCTAGCGTCATCCTCCAAAGAATCGTCGCTTCCGTAACCTGCGATAGCAAGTGCCCGTCCGATGGCAGTTGTCTCCGACTTCTCGATATAGCGACCCTGCGCCTGGGCTGCACCCTTGAGCGTACACAGTCCGTGCCCGCTGGCAACGACACGACCCAGATCATCCCGCACCACTGCGCGACTGAGCGCCCAGCCCGCCGCCGGGTCAAACTGCGACAGCTCAGTCTCAATCGCCCAGCCGCTCTGAACCGGGTGGTCGAGCCTGAAGAGCAGGACGCGCCCCATCACTTGCAGATAGTCCTTTTTGCCGATACGGATGGTGTAGTCAATACGGATGGCGTTGCGCTTGTCCTCGATGCTCAGACCCTCATAGGGTTCACGGGATGAGGGTGGGGCTTGTGGTTGTACTGGTGGGCGGGCTGGCGACGTGTCACGCTCGTCGTTTATCGCTGATTCATGGTCGCTGACTGCTGAGCTGTGGTAAGCGCTCATCACTGCACTGGCTTCTTCGAGTGAGCTGTCCCACTGTGAGACACGGGTGAAGCTCTCGCCGCCTCGTGCTTTCTGGGCAGTGCTCAAAATCTCGGGGATTTCCTGTACGGGGTCGTAGCCCAGTACTACCCACGGCTTTGCCCATTCGCCCCATTGCTCACGAGTGAACGGGTTCGCGGCACTTGTGGCAGGTGGCGCTTTGCGGTCATCGGCTGGCTTGGGTTTGTCATCTGCTGGATGTTTCACGTAAATACTTTCTCCTGTTCCCCATTTTTGCTCACGATCGCCAGCTTTGATGCTGGCAATCCACATTGAACGGTACTGCCCGCCCAGTTCAGTTGAGAGATAATTGAACATACTCTCAACCAGTGACTTCTCCTCAACGCTTCCCGGCTGGCAGGTGATTGCTAAATCGGCACACCGCGTCTTGAGTTGCGGTCTGCCGAGCTTCGGCTGGTAGCCAATCTTTACTTCGTGCTTTACCATTCCCTGATCTGTCACGCTCATTGCTCCTGTGCTCAGTGTCTCGTGTGGGGTCTATGACTATAACCACTACCCCATAACAACACTATAACGGTTGAGTTTGAATATGGCTATAAAATTATCCGATAGGTGCTCCTGTCTGTGTATCGAACCTGACTTCAAAGCTCCACTGGCGTACAAAGTCGCCAGATAAAACACTTAGATCGCTGGTGGTGCATTTCCATGCTGCGCAGTCTTTTGTATCGCAGGTGAGCTGGGTGTACGTCCTGCCAGAGCGCGGCATGGTCACTACGCCGTCAACTGTCATGGGCTTGCCGCATATCGGGCAGTGGATAGTCATGATTATCTCCTTCCGATGCGTTTGGCGTAGTAGCAAGCCGCGCCGTAATTGACGTGCTCGATAGTGACGTAGTACCAGACTTCGTACTCGTAGCGGGTCAGGTCCATAAGCCACTCGGCTCCCTGCTCATTGCAGTCGGCATAGTCGATACACTGCTCAGCAAACACTTGCACAGTGTCATCACCAATCAGACTGAGCACTTTGGCTGCCTGACGGTACTCATCTGCACCCGCTAAAATCTGCTCGACCATCTCAAGTTGATTAATCATGCTGTTTACTTGGCCCCCTTGAATGACTTGAGCTTGCAATGACCAGCGGCTACGATGTCCTTGAAGTTCTCCTCAGCAGTGCCGGGGATCAGGTGGTCAGGATTAACACACTTCGGGTTGTTGCAAGTGTGACGAAGTAACGCCTGGTCGTGGCTGCCATACTTGATAGCATAGCCAACCTGATGGGCCTTCAAAGTCTTGCCCTTGCCGCTGAACTTGCCGTAACCGTAGCGGTCTGTGCTGGCTACCCAGATGTCACACCCGTTTGGCTCAGTGTGGTACTGTACTTTTGCTGTAAACCGCTTAATGAGTTGCTCGTCTAATGGGATATTCATGACCCTGCTCCGTGTGCTTGACTTCGTAACTACACACCAGTATAAGCATATTGGCGTACCTGTCAAGTTTTTCCTCAAAACTGCTACTTTTGGTTCTGATAATCTAAAAGTACGATATTCCAGCGTGCTGGTGCGTCGGTAGTTGGAAAGAGGTACAAGTTATCATGTTAGATAACTACCGACGCACCAGCCGAATTTTCTAGCGTAGAATCATGTCTCGATGATGCCGACCCGATCTTCCATCTGTGAGCCGTTCAGAGCATCGAGCAGAATGCAGTCAATGGAGAGATTGCGCCACACGTATAACGAAACCATCTCAAGCTCATCGTTGGCGTGTTTGAGCAGGTTGTACTCGATGCGCATGTTGTAAAACTCGCACTCAGCCTCGACGCGCATTGACATGGGCCACACTTCGGTAGCGCTGTGGTGCTGCCACATAGCGGCGGGGGCCGGGAGCACGTAGTCGTAGGCGGTTTGCATGAACCCGTCGGGACAGTGTGCTTTGAGGATGGGATAGCCCATGACAGGCTCGCCCGTGTCATCACCCAGTGAGAAGTGTACGCCGTCGCTCATCACCGGGCCGTAGGTCGTCTCTACGGTGTAGTAGAGATGGTTATAACCCCAGTGCCATTTGCGCTTGGCGGTGTTGAGGATCAGCTCGACTGACTCCTGCGGAAACAGATGCTTGGATGAGCCGTCGCGCTTGAACCCGGCGACATAACCTTTGTTGGTGCTGAGCTGGAAGGTGGTCAGCTCGTAGACTTTCAGGTCGCTCATTGTGGCAGCACCAGCACTTTCTCGGCGCACAGAATCGAGTCGTAGACCTCAATCAGCTCATCACCCTGAGCGCACACGTACAATTGCGTGCAGTGCTGTTTGCTCACCATATGCGCATTCAACCAGAACGGGGTGTCACAGATTGACTGCCGGTACGCGCCGGTGATCACCCAGTCGTAGTTGCTGTCGTGTACCGCAAGGAACGGCCTCGCCGGATACACGACAATCTCGTACTCGTCATAGTTAAGTCGCACTGGATGTACTGTCTTTCCCCAGATCGTTACACTACCGTCGAACGCATCAATGACATATGACAGCGCAGCCCTTATAATCCCTTCTCGCAGTTCATGAAAGCCGAGGTACAGAATCCCGTCGTTAATCCAGCCCTGAACAGGTTTGTTTCCGTGTATCAGAACCATCGGTTTCATGGCTCAGCCCCCCCACAAAGCAAAAGCGATAGGTGTCCTCGTCGGTAAAGACATCTACCAGAAAGACATCTACCAGATCGTTGGCGCTTGTTGTGCACAGATACATAGTGACGATGCGATGCTCGCGGGTGACGCGCCCCTGTAGCCATAGCGGGGTCGATACCAGACTGGTGAAGTAGTCAAGCGTGTAGTCGTACCTCCACTCGTCGCGGCTCAGTTCGATCAGGTATTGCCAGCGAGTTGCAAGCAAGGTAAGGGCTTCCGCAACAGGGTACAGAATGAGACGCTCGCCCTCCCATTCGTGCTCTTCGGGAACAATTGTCCAGTTGTCTCCCTTGAAAATGAGCTGGTTGCCCCCCTGTAGTTCGTACTGGATACCCGCGCGTTTCAGCGCCCAGATAAGCTCGACATCGCTCAGACAGTAAGCGTCGGGTTCTGCGAACCAGCCCTGCACGTATACTTTTTTACTCTGGCGAAGCACCACCGGAATGATGTTAGCCATTGTACTGGCCTATTCTCAAGTTGCGGGCTTGCTCAGCGATCTTGTGAATAGCCAGCTTGAGTTTGACATCTGCACCGATCTGGATGTCAGCCTTGCCCCGATCTTGAATATTGCCAATAGCGATAATCATGTCAGGGTTGAACGTTGTGCGAGCGTGATGCACTGCATAGCCACCATCAACGCTGGGAAAGCAGTGGTAGACATAGCTGGTCGCGTCCTTGATGCTACGCTCGCCCGGGTACTCAAGGCGAGCCATCTTGAGTAGACCGGGGCCGTCAGCACCCTCAGCGCACATAACTCCCCAGTGGAACAGACTGCGATGCAGTAGGGCGATGTAATTGCGGATAGGCTGCTGAGTCAGCGGATTGTTCAGTCGGTAGATCATCTGAGCGCCCGCGTACTCACTGGCACTATCCATACTGGCATTGCCCTGCACCAGACCGGACCACACTTTGAGGCCCGTCGCTTCGCAAGCCCACTGGATTGCCAGTGTCAGCGTGAGCACTCTGGGAATATAGTTGCTATCGTGCCAACTCTCAGCCCATGCACCCGAGGCCAGAATTGCTACGGTGGGCAGTTCCGCCTGGGCAAACTGATTGCGCTCGTAAGGACGGATGTGCCCGATGTCGAGCTTGCCAGTAGCAAACCCCTTCGCGACCTCCAGGTGCTTGCGTCGGTCTACACGCCCGACTAGCTGGTCACGCACCACAATCTTGCGGGCTACCTCATCAAACACGTCGGTCAGCTCGCGGCTGTGGTGCTCAGCTTGAAACTTGATAGACTTCGGGAATGTAACTGTGTCGATGGCTTTCATTGCATCAGCCGCACCCTTGATACGGAAGGGGATGTACTCGTTCTTTTCTGCGAAGTCCCACTCGTGGTCATTGTAGGGCCAGCGGTCAACACCGCGCTCCATGTCGGGTGCGTAGAACTTTGCCACGTCAGCCACATCGAGCTGAACCCCCAGCCACTTTTTTCTGTCGTGACCGATGTAGTCTTGAGTTTCCAGTACCGGACGCTTGGGAGCGTCCGGCTGGTCGGGGCTGGTGTACTTGTGTTGGTCGTTGGGCAGATGGTCATCGCCGTAGCTCATTTGAGCACCCCTTCCATCATTGGGAAATACCCTAAAGTCAGTCCGATGGGACGATAGTTCAGCAGATAGGCCGTATTGACCCGTTTGTCGTCAATCAATGACCATGCTGTGATGAGGCGGTGACGTTTCGGGTCCAGTTTGCCGTGTGAGACAATCTGAACATCCAGAAAAACCAGTCGGCACAGACCCTGAGCAGTGTCGTCATCGACCACGGTGAAGGTTTCGATTCTCATTTCGCACCTGCCACAGCTACGCCGAATATGACGATTGCAGCGCCAGCAACTATGCAACAGAACAACACGATGCCGAAGCGCAGCGTGAGACGATTGGGAACGGCGAGCAACGATGGGGCAATCATGACAGCAACCCCAACCAGCACAGTGAGAATACCGAGAATAAAGGTGATCACTTTGCACCATCCTTCGGGCCGCCCAACAGTTCACGGTTGGTGCTGTCCATGCGGGACCAGAACTCCTGGCGCAGTGTCGTCTCCCAGTCCCAGCCGTAGCACTCAATGGCCTGAGCCATACGCAGTAGGTCGCGTGGTGACAGCACAACCAGTAGTGACTCTTTCTCGATTTTCTCGTGCATGGCAAAGAACCACTTCTCGAGCCGCTCCCCGGTGGCTTTCTTGTAGCCGTGAGACTGCACGATCTTGCCGATGTTTTCGTAGCGGGTGTCAATGAAGCTCATCCGGTTCAGGTTCGCACTGTCGATTTTGTTGCGGCCCACATACTGGCGGTTCGGGCCTTGCCCGAACGTATTTGAAGTTAGAACGATGGGGCACTCATCCTGCGGATACACCCGATCCTCTTCGCGTGAGTTGGGCAGGGTGACGTAGCGCTCATCACCGTCTGACTTGTCCTGGAAGGCAGACTGCAAAGCCATGCCGACCCGTGGGTCCAGTGCGTCGTACTCATTGATGAGCAGTGGCAGCCCGTTGCGGAAAGCGTGAGTAACCTTACCATCGCGCCACACTTCACCCTGCGGGGTCAGTTCATACGTGCCCAGCAGGTCAATCACAGCAGTCTCGGCAGTGCAGTCAACCACTACGAAGTTGCCCTTGCCGTAGATAGCCTCAAGCGCTTCCTTGCTGGTGCGTGTCTTGCCGTTGCCAGTCGGTCCTACAACATTGACAACAGGACGAGCCATGCCCTTGAGCAGATACATGCAGATCGTGCCCCACCAGCTCGGTGCAACGAAGCCAGCCCCGGCCTTGACCTCGTTCTTAATGCGCTCCCTGTGTTTCATGCGGGCATTGTGACGACGCTGGCGTTCCTGCTCAGAGCGCTCGTGCTGTTTCATTTCAGCCCGCTCGAGCCGCTTTTCGTTCTGCACGGCGACTTGTAGCTTGCTGAACTCGACAATCGCCTGTTTCATCTCGTCGTGCTTGTCGGAAAGCTCGCCCTGTTTCTTCCTTACCTCATTGTCGCCCTCGAATGCTGCTCGCTTGACTGCACTGTGATCCTGTATCCACTGACGCATCAGCTCGAGTGTCGTAGCCATCTTGCTGGCCTGTTGCTGGCGCTGTTCTTTGCGCTCATCAGAGACACGCTGGGCAGCTTCGGCAGCTTTCTGCATGGCATCCTTGAACTTTTGCTGGTCCTCTTCGTTCTCGGGGTTGCCCTCACGCGCAATCTGCTCGAGTTCCTGCATAGCTTCCATGAAGTCTTGCTCGGCCTGAGTCATCTCGTCGCCTTGCTCACCCTGCTCGCCTTCACCTTGCTCTTGCCCCGCACCCTGCCCCTGCCCTTCGGCAAGCTCCTGCATATTCTGAGGCGGCTGGTCGCCCTTGCCTTTGTTGCCCTTCTTGACCTTCACGTTGCTGGGCTTGTCGCCCTTTGCGTTTTCTGGCAAGTCTTCGTTGTGCCCTTCTACCGGGTGATCTTCCTTGACTTCTTCGCCTTCGGGCTGATTGCTCAGCTCGCACAACTCAAGGACTTCGATTGGCATTACCAGTCCCTCGAAGTGCCAGACTTTGAGCTTGCGGTCCCACCAGCAGCCCGCTTCGCTGAGCTTCTCCTTGTAGGGGAACGTCTGCCCCTTGATGGTCCAGTTCTTATGCTCGGTTGAGTACTCTGCGACTAATGGCTTAACCATGACTGATTGCTCCCTGTGTTT